TGAGATGACTCATTCAAGCCTTGACCCCAATAGGTAGCACCTGTACCCTTGAGTTCTTCCTTGACATGTTGCCCTCTTACTCTCATCTTGTAAGATTCTTTGTTGAGATACTTCTTCATAGTGTCTACAAACTCTTGACCTTCTGTGTCATTAGGTATCTCGCTGAATACATAGTTACAACCCTTTTTAGATGTAGCCTTCTCATACTCTTTCTTCCACATATTTGCCCTTGCATTAGCCCTGTCAACTTCTTTCCATGCTATGTCATAGGCTTCTGCTTTAACAGTTGGTTGTCTATTCAATTCAGCTAGAGCATCTTTAACTTTATTGAATGAGTGTTTCTCTACCATGTTCATGGCTTTCTCTTTCCACATGTCACGTTCCTTAGCTATCTTAAGTGCTGTATCTGTAACACCTACTTGCCTATTTAACATACGTTCCTGATGTCTAAATGCTCTGACTAAATACACAACATCCATGTCAGCGATTTTTATGGGTTCATCTCTATGAAAAGAATGATGTTCTATCTCATCTAACTCATACATATCTGCAGGTAACTTACCATTTATTGCTTCTGCTATTTTAATTAATTGTTTAATTTTCATCTGTAAATCTCTCCTTTATTCTAATTGGGTCTGTATATATTTTTCCTTTGTATAGTGCTACTACCTCTACACCTAACTTTCTTTGTTCCTCTGTAGATGTATTGGCATAGACAGTAGTTACACCCTCTTTATCTTTATATTCAGTTGTAGTCTTAACATCATATAACAATATCTCTTTAGTCTTAGGACATACTACAACTATATCTATTAGTCCTGTGCTACCCATATTTCTGAATACTTCATATCCTTGTTTCAAAAAATGAGTAGCCACTTCTAATTCAGTTACATCTCCTGTCCTACTTGTTGCTAATTTAGGCAATCTGTTTCTCCTCTAGCCATTGTGGTTTCTGTGTATACTTATACCTAGCAAATTTAAGTTTGTCAACTTTATAAAATGCACGATATGCTTCAATAGGAAAGCTCTCATCTGTCTTGAGTTCATCATGCCCACTAAAGCATTGTGGGTGTGGTGTTATAAAGTTCTTCCAATCAGGCACAAACTTTCTACCTTCCCATAGGGGTGTAAAATGTTTGACTGCACCATGTATTTTTTTATATCTTCTAGTGTACTCAGTCAACATAGCATCATACAAACCAAATGCCCATATGTAATTAAGTTGACATTCCATTGCCCATAGTGTGCAAGGGTGCTTCTGATGAACAGGTTTGTACAAGCCATGCTCCTCTGCATAGTCAGGTGCATGATGCCATAGTGTAGTGCATAGCATCTGTGCTTCTTCAAGTGGCATCTTTACTACGTGTTGGTCACATAGAGATGATGCTATTTCACGTGGTGTTTGTTCTATTATAAATCTATTCATGTTATAACTCCTGTGTCCAATAATCATACAAATCATTTACTGTTTCATCATCAGCTTCTTCAATCCATTTCCAAAGATTTCCTGCTAATCTTTCTTGTCTGATAATAAACTTTATCTTATCTTCACGTGTCATTTATTACTCCTTTCAATATCCCACCTATAAAATATGTGGTCATCTATTCTTGTTACATAAGTCTTAGTCTCTGCCCAACTAGGATTCACATAGTAGGCATGGTAGTGTGTCGCACCTTCAACAAAGTCATCTAGGTTACCCTTGTATACACCACTTGCAACTTTCAATGCTTGCTTGATAGCTTGCTTGTTCTTAGGCTTGTCACTCTTGCCATCACAATACCAACTGAATTGGCATTTGTTCTTGATAGGTATAGATGGATTCCATTTGTATGTTAAGCCTTGTTTAACTACGTCACATACATTGTTAGGATACCTTTCATCCTTTACCCTATTCATAACAACTTGTGCTACTGCTACTTGCCCTATGAAACTTTGGTTCTTAGCTTCATGGTAGACATTGAGTGCTAGACACATGAGTGCTTCAATCATTATACATACTCCTTATTATTGTTATACATTTCATGCCATGTCTCAGCTAATGGTATGCCCTTGAGTATATGTGCAATCACATCAACTGTCCACCCATTTCCAATCATCTTATATCTCTGTGAGTTGGATACATGATTGGTGTAGTTATCAGGTAATGTCTGCAATCGTTCACACTCTAGGGGTGTTAGCTTTCTCCACATATCTTTAGACACTAGCACATTATCTTTTTGTACAGTAGTGAGACAATTAGACTTCTCATCTTTGCGAACTTCTATCTGTCTTGTATAAGGTAGCTCAAGTTGGTCATCTTTCCTAGTACCTTGCTCATCTAATCTACGATTAACAATCCTACCTACTGCAACCTTTGGTTCTCTGTGTCCACCTTGCATGGTGGTAAGGGTAGGTGCTTTGCCTTCTTGTGCATACACTCGCTTGATTGAGTCGTGTCCTTTGAGGTCAGCAGTACCTACCCTAATCAATCCATCTTTGGACATGGTAGGGTTATCCTTGAGTACCATAGTACGTTGTTTACGTTCAATACTATTCCACCATACTGCACCATTATATCTTGCAGTAAGACAATGAGACTTGCCATTGCTAGTCATCTCATCTGTAGCATAGCCATCCTCTAGTATGTCTTGCATAGTAATACCCTTGTCAATTATAGGTGGTATAGTTATCTGCTCGTACTTAGGATAGTGTTCAAAGTCATCTTCAACATCATAGTATAGTCTACCAAACCAATATAATCTGTATCTGTTTTGTGCTGACACTTTACTTGAGTTCAATACTTGTGGTTCAAATCCCATATACTCAGATATTACATCTTGAGATTTCTTAGCCATTCGTACATTCTCTAGCAGTACATACTTAGGCTTACACTCATCTCGTATACGTATGAAGTCAAAGAATAACTTACTACGTGGGTCATCAAAGTTAAGCTGATGTCCTGCGAATGAGAATCCTTGACAAGGCGAACCACCCATAAGCAAATCAATAGGTGGGTCATAGTCTAAGGCATAGTCAACACCCATACCTCTTTCACTAGGATTTACTTGTGTAACATCTCCTAGCTGAATAGTGTTAGGAAAGTTAGCTTGTGTCACTTTGATTGCATACTTATCAATCTCACTTGCATAGTAGTTATCTACGTGGATACCCGCCCTCTGCAAGGCAAGTTGACCACCACTACAACCATCAAATAAACTTAATACATTCATACTTATACTCCTATGTAACATGAAAAATATAACACAACAAATGTGCTAATAATAAGCACAATCATTGTATCCTTGTCGTTAGGCATCTTCCCATGCCCTTGTGGTAAAACCATATCCATTGTGTTCAATAAATCTCCTACCATGAAACTTAATCCTAGATTTTAATTCCTCAAGAGTCAAGTCTTTAACATCTGCAGAGTTACCTTCGTCATCACAACTAAGCACTAGTGCATTGCCACTTATAACATAGTTAGCTATGCCTTCGTTATCTACATCAAGTTCAGCAAAGTAATTACTTTCTTTTAGATTGCCTTCTTCGTCTACCCATATGTCATTGCCATTCAAGTTATATGGATATACTTCTAACATTCTACAGTTAAGTAACTCTAGCTTATGATAATAATCTTTAACATCTACTTCTGTAATTAACTCATACTTAGTATCAATTAGATATGCTTTCATTAGTTGTACTCCTTCACATATAAAAATTCTATTCTCTCATTTGGGTGTACTGCTCTCGCAGTATCCATAGCATGCTCTATAGCATAATCCCATGATGCATTAGGTAAGGCATCTGAGTGGACATTAACTTGCCCACTCTCAGCACCTATCTTCAAGCCTACTTGCCAATAAGGTGTACTCATGATTAACCTACCTTTCTATTTGTAGTTATAGGGTTTTTGTGTTGGTACTTCATCAAGCCAAACATCTGCTTAAATGGTACATAATCTAAGGTACGTGTCTTACCCTTCCTATCATAGTTAGGAAAGTAAGATACCTTCTTGCCCTTGTTCAAGGCTATAAAGCCTTCTCCACTCTTACCACCATCTGTATATGTTACACAATAACCTCTAGATTTCTTTTCATTAATTCTAAATCTTGTAGGCTTTTGACCTTTCAAAAAGTAAGAGATACTCTTAAGCTGAACGTGGATATAATCTTTAATCATTATACAAAACTCCTTTCTTGTATGTTTAGTTTAGTTTTACGTTGTAACTTCCTTGCACGTTTCCAATCGTCATTGTGCTTGGAATCCTTTTTAATTTTTTTAGTTATACTAATCTTTTCAAACATTTGCAATTCATTTTTTCTAGCCATTGTCACACTCCTATATGTACACTTTTGGGTTACCATTTTCTGTGGAATCCATAAGAATCCACCCACTAAAATCTCTTGGAATTTCATTCCACTCATTAGGCTTATACTGATTATCATCATGTCTTTGATGCATGAAATAGTCATCAGTATGCGGGTTATACTTAACCCTATCCCAATCAAGATGCAATCTACCTTTTGCATAAGGTATAGCATTACCCTTGTAGATGTAACCTACTGCAAAGGCATGGACATTCTTTTTGCCTTCCTCACGTACTCGCTTTTGTCCACCTTTACGGACAATAAACTTTGCATCTTCTAAAACAAGGTCATTCATATGGTCTATAACTAGACCACTCTTACAATCTTGTATGCTCCACACGTTCTTGTGTAAGTTCCAATACACTCTAACTTTTTGCATTTTCAAACTCCATTTTAAATTGTTCATAAGTTTCTGCTTTACTATCGTAGATAGCATATACTTCATTGAAGTATTCGTCACTAGGTGCATAAGTTGCACCACTCGCATTGATTTCGTCAATACGTATGTCCTTCCATGTCTTAGTACTCATCAGAATATACCTCGCCAAAATCTTCCCACTCTTGCTCCCATGAGGGTTGCCCATCATCTTCGTCATCATCTTCGTCACAACCCATTTCATTATCCCACTCTTGAGGAGTGATACCCGTCATAATGAACTCACGTTCATCTGCTGATATGTGTGGCATGGCATTCTGTATGAGAGTACCACTTTCCCAAGCAGATAACTGCTCTTGGGTTACGTTTATGTCCATTGTGTTGACGTTACCACTTATTACTGATTTTCTTGTAATTAACATTTGTTTAACCTTTCACGTTGTTGTTGTTGTTATAAGTTATTTTATAATTAAATAAACACTTTCACTAAAGTATCAAGTGTTTTTTAATTTAAATAACTAAGCACTTGATTTTCTTACAAATCTTTTTCTTTTACCTTTTCTAGTCATATCAAAACCATAGGTTTTAACCTTGCCACTATATATTGTAATCACTTCGTCTTCTCTCGCATTGCAATCGTACTCAACCCAACATGCTCTCAAGGGTTTGTGTGATGTTTGTGGTAATCTGTAAATTTTAGCCATGATGTAAATTCCTTTTAGTTAGTGTAAGTATCATATAAATTAATATTACTTTTTACCCATAAATGGAAGTAATATTAATGTTATGATACGTAAGTTATGCAACGTCAATCACAAAACCACTAGTATCTTTAGTGGCTTTACCCTTCGCATACAATGCAACCACAACCCCTTTGGGGTCTAGGAAACGTAAATCGTCTTTGTCTCCGTCAACAACACGTAAACCCCTAAAGGTTTTAGGTATACTGTGTTTACTTCTAAACACAACTGCCATATTGGTTTTAGTCTCACATGTTGCCTTGTACACACTATCTGCATAATCTGCATCAGCCTCGCTATATGATAGGGTTAAGTGGTAGTTACTAGGTAACTTACCATAAGCACGTTTTACAATTTTAGTGTAATCATAAAATTGAATGTTTGGGAATTGCTCCATGATGCCCATTTTTTCCCATTGGATATCTGAAGTACCATTTAACCTTACACAAGGTTTAATGCCTTTACGTTCACACTTTTGACTAAACTTAGTCAAATCATTTATCAATGCATCAATGTAGCCTATTCTATCAACAATAAACCATTCTGTTTTATTGCTACGTGATTGTTGCACACTATTCATCTGTCCACGACCTGCTGAGTATAGGCAACCCTCATAGCATTTAGCCTTATCGGCTAAAGCACATAGGTTGTGTACCTTGCCATTAATCTCAGTCTTATATGGTTTCATATAAGTGATTGCAGTTTCGTATATGTCATTATCGCCTTTGATAGTTTTGGCATTACTGCCAACTGTAAAAGTTTTATAAGCCATGTGATTAATTCCTTTCGTAAGCTTTTTCTGTGTAAATAAATGACAATGCCATTGTCACAATACCCAACATTCCAAAACCTAGGAATGTCAATGTACATACATTCACTAGCACTTCATCATTATCAAGGATAATGTCAATAGCAGTACCTGCAAATAGTGGTACTATTATAGCACATAAGTAAGCCATGAAGCTGATTGCTGAATAGTTAGATGCTTTCTTAAGCATGATTTGTTTTCTTTCGTATCGAAGTCTCATTGTGTCAATTCCTATGTTGTTAGTTATATATATACTTAAATACTTTTTACCCATAAATGGAAGTATTTAAGTATTATATAACATAAGGGTTTAAAGATTAGAGTTGTTAAATTCCTTTAGCCAAGCATCTTCTTCATCTTGCTTTGCTCTTGCAAATTCTATTAAAAAGGCTTTCATATCATCTTTTAATAAATGCCAATACTTTTGCATTTCACACATTTCACGTAGTGTACCATCATCACCACCTACATTTTCATAATAGTTATTTAAACTATCATAACCAATCTCTTTTAATGATGCCTTTTGGTCTAATTCCATTTGAGGAATTATTATGTTCCATATGTGTGCATAAGTCTTATCTGCAATACCCTTGTTATCACATGGTAAATTCTCAGCAATACCATCACAAGTCCAATACTCAAAGTATTGAGGGCAGTCTAGGTTGTTGTTGTTTGTGTGTGTCATTTCGTTTCTCCGTATGTTTGTTAATGTGAACGTGATTTGATTATTATAAGCAGATTAAAAATCTGTCAATAGTGTCAAGTGTAGTTATTTTAACTAATTTGTTAAGTGATTGTTTTTACATGATATTTAATTTAACATTGTTAACTAAATAGGAGCTACGAATTGGTTATTTCATTAACATTGTTAATTAAACTAGGATAGAGAACGAAACAAGAACAAACATAGTGATATATCTCATGTGTATTATACATGCTGATATCATGTGTATGTATACACGTATAATGCCCACACGTAATGGGGGGTATATTATGTGCATCAGCATCAACAATTCTTGTTGTTTTGTGTAATTCTACTGTTCACATACGATGAAACAAGGGTAACTGATAGCATAACAGTTTACATACAATGATAAATCATTGATAATGCTAGGTTTTCTTATGCATTACCTAGGCATAACACATAAAATGGAACATTTTCCCTGCATACACATGCATATATGCACACATATTCACACATTCGAGGGTGGGTGGGCGAGTGCCATGGGGGGGTGTATGCGTAGTATATACACATAAGTACACAGATTAGGTATTTCTACTGTTAACCACAGAGGTAACTGTCTACATATATATGAATAGTGTGACATATTTATCACACCATATGAACAATCGTACAGCATTTAAAATATTTACTCTTGACAAGGACACCATAATCGAGTATAATTATATATAAGTTGACTGGGAGGTCACTTAAACTGTAACACTTAAACTAAAACACTTAGATAGTACTTATAATATAACTTATATAAACACTTAAGTATATAAACATTTAAATATACACTTTAACTATTCACTTTAAATGATTCCCCTTTAGAATAAATACTCGTACAAAATAAAATTAGACTTGACAATGAAACGAAAATCAGTAAAACTATATACACCAGAGAATATGTTAGAAGCATTCTATGATGCTATTCGTACTAATAAGCTAAAAGACTTACATATACCCCACAGTTCCGTGTTTTATGTACGTGCCGCCATTGAAGCTGATACAGGTGTACGTTATACATTGAAACATGTAGAGAATGCAATGAGACACGAGGGGATGTTAAAAGATGTTTGAAGCATTTGTATTTATTTGTATGTTGAAAGACCCAACGAACTGTCAGACACTACAGGATACACAAGGACCATATCAAAGAGAGTCACAGTGTGTAAAGAGAGCTTATCAGATAGCTGTAGAGTTACCTGAGTGGATGCCTGAGTATGTAGCTGTTAGATATAAATGTGATACCAAAGGACAAGACGTATGACTGTAGAGAAATCAGGAGAAACATTTGCAGGTTACAACAAACCTAAACGTACTCCTAAGCATCCTAAGAAATCACATGCCGTGTTAGCGAAAGAGGGTGACACTATAAAACTAATACGCTTTGGACAGCAAGGTGTTAAAGGTGCAGGTAAGAATCCTACAACAGCTAAAGATAAGGCACGTAAGAAGAGTTACTATGCAAGGCATAATGCTCAAGGCAAACCAACTACGAAGCTATCAGCGAAGTACTGGTCACATAAAGTTAAATGGTAAGGAGATAAGATAATGGCAGGTAAAACTTCATTCTTTAAAAGTATTGCAACGCTATCTAAAAAAAATGCTGAAGAGCTACGTAAAAAAATAGCTAAAGATAAAGCTATTAAAAAGAACAAATCAAAAACTGCTACACAGAAAGGTTTGAAACTATCTAAGAATAAAGATATACGTATGCCTGACAGAGAAATAGATACACCTGTAGTTGTAGGTAGAACAGGTATTACTAAGACAGGTGAAAAGATTAATGTAGGAACACCTCAAGATATCACTCGTACTGTAGGTGGTAAGAAACACGCTGAGAGAAAAGAGATGATAAGAAAAAAAGAAAAAGAGGGAACTGCTACTAAAAAAGAATCTGCTGAATTAAAAGCAAGAGAAAGAGCAGATGCATTAGCAAAAAGTAAACAAGAACGTGGTGTGCGACCTCCGAAAAAAGTGCCTGATGGTGAATACTTTAATAAACAAACTGGAGAAACTATAAAAAATCCTAAGTTTCAAAACAAACTTACAAAAGGTGGAAAAGAAAATAGTATTAATAACTGGGTAAAGGACCCAACTCCTAATCAAATAGAAACAGCTAATAGAAATAGATTAGCTAGAGAAAAATCAGATTTTAGAAAAGGAGCAGAAGCTAAACTAGCAGAACCAAAGAGTGCACCTAAAAGTGTAGGTAGTGCTGTTGAGAACAAAAGACGTATAGGAACAAACGATTACAGAAAAGGTGGGTATGTACTATCAACTGTAGATAACAGAAAGAACAAAAGGAAATAGATTATGAAAAGTAAAATGACGAAGAAACAATTTGCAGATTACTATGACAAGACAGGTGAGTATCACGATGCCGACCCTGCAAATCCAATGAACAAAGAAATGACTGGACCTTCTTCTGTATCAATTATAATAGCTACACCTAAACCTAGACCCTCTAAGAAAAAAATGAAAAAGAAAAAAGCTGAGATGGCATACGGTGGTATGTCAGGTGGTAAGAAACACATGTACTCAGCAGGTGGCTCAGTCACTGATAACCCGGGATTACGTGCATTAAAGAAAGCTAGTCCTGAAGCATATAATAAAATAACAAAAGGATAATAAACAATGCCTATGAAAAAGAAAACAAAATACATGGCTAAAGGTGGAATGAAGAAGACTAAGTATATGGCTAAAGGTGGTGCAACTAAAAAGACTAAGATGTATTCCAAAGGTGGAGCAGCTAAAAAGAAGTAATGCCCTATCTGATAAGTAACGTACCACATTTTAAATGTTGGGTACGTAGGGAGTTCACATGTAATCATCTGGACTACCACGGAGAATATCTCCACGCATTAGCTTTCGCAGTTAATACGATACCTGATAGGTCACTAAGTTTTCAGGTAGTCTTCACAGGTTGTACAGAAGACGAGAATGTACATGGTGGTGCAATGTGGGCTAGGATGCCAATACAAGCACTTGTAGCTGATATACCTGTAGATGAGTGGGCAGAGCCAATGGAAGACCACTTGTGTCAACCATGGGATTGTGAGTCTAGGAATCACAGTGTCATAGTGATGGATAGAGTAAGTTCTAGTCCGTGGCTGTGTAAGATAGACAATGAGTTCTACAAAGCTAAGTATATGTTCACAGTTGACTATACTGACAGTGACATAGCAGATGACCCTGCACAGCATAAACAATCACACGTAATGTATTTGATTGATGCAGGTAAATGGACAGGTAACATTGTAGCCTTGCCGAATAACAGAGTAAGAGCCACAAGCCCTGCTTTATGGGTTACAGGTGAAGGTGCTCCTGATTTTACACCATCACAGTGGACACACTCAGCAGAGTCACATGAGTCTTACTTAGACCCATATACTACATTTAATAATCTTTATGAGGATAGGGATGGCAATAAAAAAAGCAAAAGCAACAATAAAAAAAGTAGCAAGTAAATTAAAGAAAGCTAGTAAAGCACATGCAGGTCAAGCAAAGGCTTTATCTAAAATCAAGTTAAACAAAGGCGGGAGTACAGTAAACAGTGCTGGGAATTATACTAAACCAACCATGCGTAAGCGACTATTTAGCCAAATCAAGTCGGGTTCAAAGGGTGGTGGAGCTGGACAATGGTCTGCAAGAAAAGCCCAAATGCTTGCCAAGCAATATAAAGCCAAGGGTGGAGGATACCGTGGATAGATGTGAGACTTGTGAATGTTACGACTGTGACTGCGAAGAATGTAACTGTGAATGCCATGAAGAGCAGGTAGCAGAGAAAGGTAATGATTGAGTTTGTGTTAGTGTTTATGATGGGATTAAGAGTAGTAGACCAAACACAAACCTTCCAAGATATAGATAGATGCTTGTACTTTGCAGAAAGATTACATGACCAACCTTCAATACCACAGAAAGAAGGACCCAATCTACAGATTACAGCATACTGCAAACCAATAAGGAAAAGATAGAGTGAGCATTACAAGTTATCCACAACTCATGGGAATGGGTGGAGGTGTAGGTTATTATCCTTACTTCTTACAGGTATCACGTGGACTTGTTGCTGGACACAAGCGTGTATTCAAATTCGGATATAACGGAGAAATACAAAACGTAGAAGAAACTATTTGGGATGTAGGTGGCATATATGCTTACCCATCTAGTGCTGTAACAATGACAGCAACTAGTAGTTCAGGTGCTACAGATGAAAATGTACAAGTTACGATTCAAGGTGTAGATGCAAGTTACAATGAATTGTCTGAAACGGTAACACTTAACGCATCAGGAACTGCAACAACTACAGGTAGCTTCTTACGAGTATATCGTGCTTTTGTAGCAAGTGGTACAGCATCGGCAGGTAACATCACAATTGCAAATGGTGGAACAACCTATGCGTATCTGTCATCTGCTGACCAACAGACTTTGATGGCACTATGGACTGTACCTGCAGGTTATACAGCATATTTGTTTCAGATAGATACAACAGCATTTACAGTACAGAACAATAAAGTTGCTACGATAAGAATGTTGACAAGAGAACTTAATGGTGTATTTCGTACTCAACAGAAGTTTGATTTATTTGAAGGCTCGTATCATCAAGATATTACTTGCCCACAACCAATAGCTGAGAAAACAGATATTGAGTTCCGTGCAATAGCAGATAGTTCAAATGCAGATTTAAGAGTTTCAACAACTTTTGATATTATTTATATAGAGAACTAAGATGGAAGCAAAAAATCGTACAGTAGCATTAGAACTAGGCACATCTAATGGTGACATCTATACAGTTCCATCCAACTATGAAGCAGAAGTATACAGCATCTTTATAAGCAATGCTAGTTCATCTAATGTAACATTTAGCTTGGATTGGTATGATAGCCAAAATACAACATACTACACTTTAGCTGAGACAGTAGAACTATTAGGTAATTCAATGCTTCAGATAAATAGCGAACCATTTTGGTTATACAAAGGAGATAAGTTAAGAGGATTAGCAAGTGCAGGTAGTGCAGTAACAGTATCTGTTCGTGTAAAAGAATCCTATATACCACAAAGGAATTAAACAATGTTGGCAGAATTAGCTGCAGCAAACGCTGCTTTCAGTGTTATAAAACAATTCGTGTCCAACGGTAAAGAACTGAGTGGATGTGCAAAACATATAAGCGATTTCGTATTCTCTAAAGAAGCAATAGAAAAGAACCTAAAGAAAAAGAAAGCTAAAGGCGTAGGAGGCACAGACCTAGAAGAGTTCATGGCTCTTGAGCAGATAAAAGAAAAAGAAGAAGAACTCAAGAAGATGATGATATATCTAGGCAGACCCGGATTATGGCAAGATTGGCAAGCTTTTCAAGCTGAAGCTCGTAAGTCTAGACGTTATCAAGAAAAGATGGCAGAGAAGCGTCAACAAGAGTTGATGGAATATGTAGGTTACGGAATAGCATTTATAGTTGTTATATTCTTTGCAGGACTGTTAGCATGGGCAGCAGGTAAATGGGTAGGGAAGTTTTGAGTCCGTGTGTAGGCATCTGCAAGTTACAAGGAAATGTCTGTACAGGATGCTTTAGAACAATAGAACAAATAAAGGAAGCATATGAAAAAACCACAAAAATCACTGGCAAACTGGACAAAACAAAAGTGGAGAACTAAAAGTGGGAAGCCTAGTACACAGGGGTCAAAAGCTACAGGTGAGCGTTATCTACCTGCGAAAGCAATTAAGGCTCTTTCTCCCCAAGAATACGCCGCCTCTACGGCTGCTAAACGAAAAGCAACTAGAGCAGGTAAACAGGTATCTAAACAGCCCAAAAAGATTGCTGCAAAAACGAAGAGATTTAGATGAGAAAATACGAGCTATATCTAAAATTAGCGAAGCCCTTCCAGAAGGTAGGAAACTATCTAATGCTAAAACACGTAAAGGCTCTGAGACAGTGGCAAGCAAAACAAAGAATTAGGCAGGAAAGACTTTAGTGGTAACCGTTGAACAATTCTTAGAATGGAAGATACTTCCTAGATGTATGATGCTTGCAAGCACAGTAATGTCATGGAGATGTGCAGAATGGTTTATGGAACTTGATGCACCAACAGCGGCTCAGTCAGCTTTCGTGTCAGTAGTTATGGGTGTGATGACAGGTGTCTTTGGCATTTGGATGGGTCACGAACATAAAGGAGATAATCATGTTAACAGCGTTGATAGGACCAATCGCAAATCTCGCTAGTTCTTGGATGGACAGCAAGGTTGAGAAGGTTAAAGCTGAAGGACAGGCAAAGGTAGCACAAGCTAAAGCTAAAGCAGTTGTAGCTGAGAAGGTAGCAACAGGCGAAGTTGAATGGGAAAAGTCTATGGCAGATGCCACAGATAATTCATGGAAAGACGAATTTGCCTTGACAGTTTTACTTTTACCTGCTATACTAGTGTTCATTCCTAGCATGACAGAATATGTAAGAACAGGATTTGAGGTATTGAATACACTACCTGAATGGTATCAGTACCTTTTGTTTATAGCTATTAGTGCATCATTTGGTATCAAAGGTGCAGGACAAGCTATGAAGATTATGGGGAAGAAGTAATGACAAACGTAATTGAAACAAACTTTGGTACGCTAATTAATCCTGCTAGGGTAGCCAATGGCAGTGCTTCTAGTATTATAAAGAAAGGTGCTTTCTATACATTCTCACTTAAAATAAGTAATGATGATATTCGTGAATATTCTTTTACAGATAGACAAAGAGCAGAGAATATGAGAAAGATTTTAGTAAGTCACTTAGAACACATGATTAGTACAACAGCAAGGAAAGTAAATAACTAAATGAACTTAATAAAATTACAAGATGAAATAGCAGACGATGAAGGCGTTAAGTACGAAATATATAAATGTTCAGAAGGATACCCTACAGGGGGTATTGGACATCTGATTACAGAATGGGATGAAGAGTATTACGAAAAACCCATAGGAACAAGGATTCCACACGAACAAGTGGATGATTGGTTTGCGAAAGACATAGAAACAACTATAAAAGATTGTAACCTATTGTTTTCGCAATTCGATAATCTACCTGAAGATATACAACATGTATTGGCTAATATGTGTTTCCAATTAGGTAGACCTCGCTTATCTAAATTTAAGAACATGATTGCTGCCGTAGAAGATTTAGATTGGCATAAAATGGCAGACGAAATGGAAGACTCTCGTTGGTTTAAACAAACTCCCAATAGAGCAAAACGTCTAATAGCAATTGTGGATAGGCAACATCATAGAGAGAACCCACCAGTATGAGTAGAGAATTAACTGAAAGACAACAAAAGTTTCTAGCTGTTTTATTTGATGAAGCAGGTGGAGATGTAGTAGCGGCTAAAAAGTTAGCAGGGTATTCTGATAAATCTAATACGTCTGAAGTAGTTAAATCTATGAAAGATGAAATCATGGAAGCTACTCAATTATACATGAGTAGGAATGCACCTAAAGCTGCTATGGCTATGGTAGGAGGTTTGTATGACCCTACTGAGTTAGGTATAAGAGATAAGATGACTGCAGCAAAAGAACTGTTAGATAGAACAGGTTTAGTAAAAACTGAGAAGATGCAGGTTGAAGCAACGGGTGGAGTTGTATTAATGCCACCCAAACAAGTAGAACAAGAAGAAGATGACAACAGCTAGGTCTATAGGTAGATGGAAGTTACCACAGCCAACAGATTTAAAAGATGAAACTGAATGGATACAGATACCAAGAATAGCAAGGACTGTTCCTTTTGGCTACAAACTAAATGAAGATGACTCTTACTTACTAGACCCTATACCTGACGAACTAAACAAGCTAGAGATGGCTCGTAAATATGTAAATCAATATTCTTATCGTGAAGTAGCTAATTGGTTAAGTAAACAAACAGGTAGATATATTTCACACGTAGGTTTAAGAAAAAGATTGGATAATGAGCAACACCGTAAAAACAAAGCTAGAAGCTTACGCAAGTGGGCAGAGTATGCAGAAAAGGCAATCACCAAAGCGAAAGAAATCGAAGAAGCAAGAACAGGTGCAAGCCAAAAAAAAGAAGCAACAGGTACAGACTCCTAGTATACAGGTTCAAGAAAAGATTGAGTCTTTAGAAGAATCACATAATGTGATATTTAAACCTAACGAAGGACCTCAAACAGATTTTCTTGCTGCTAATGAAAGAGAAGTTTTGTATGGTGGTTCAGCAGGTGGTGGTAAATCATATGCTATGTTAGCAGACCCACTAAGATACATGGGTCATCCATCATTTAGCGGATTGTTACTACGACATACAACAGAAGAATTAAGAGAACTTATATTTAAATCTCAGGAAATATATCCTAAAGTATATCCGGGGATTAAGTGGTCAGAAAGAAAGATGCAATGGGTTGCACCATCGGGTGCAAGGTTATGGATGTCATACTTAGACCGAGATGATGATGTACTTCGTTATCAAGGTTTGGCATTTAGTTGGATAGGATTTGATGAATTAACACAATGGTCTACTCCATACGCTTGGAATTACATGAGGTCACGACTTCGTTCTACTGCACCTGACTTGCCTATCTACATGAGGGCAACAACTAACCCGGGTGGAAGGGGTCATCACTGGGTAAAGAAAATGTTTATTGACCCATCACCTTATGGAAAAGCGTATGATGCAACAGACATTGAAACAGGAGAAGTGCTCAAGTATCCGGCAGGACATGCGAAGGCTGGAAGACCGTTATTTAAAAGGAGATTTATCCCTGCACGATTATCAGACAATCCTTACCTTGCAGAGCAAGGGGATTACGAAGCCATGCTCTTATCATTGCCTGAACAACAACGAAGGCAATTATTGGATGGCGATTGGGATATTAAGGAAGGTGCTGCTTTTACTGAGTTTGATAGGAGTATTCACACTGTTGAACCTTTTCGCATACCTAGTAATTGGGTTAAGTTTAGAGCTTGCGATTATGGGTACGGTTCTTTTAGTGGGGTTCTTTGGTTTGCTGTATCACCGTCTGAACAAATTATTGTATATAGAGAATTGTATGTTAGCAAAGTCCTTGCCACAGATTTGGCAGATATGATATTAGAGGCAGAATCAGGTGATGGAAATATTAAGTACGGTGTTCTTGACAGTAGCCTTTGGCATAAACGTGGCGATACTGGTCCTTCTCTTGCGGAACAAATGATTATGAAAGGGTGTCGTTGGAGACCATCAGATAGAAGTAAAGGCAGTCGTGTATCAGGAAAGAATGAAATACATAGACGTTTACAGGTAGATGAGTTTACAGAAGAACCAAGATTAGTTTTCTTTAATACTTGTACAAATATAACAGCACAACTACCTGCATTACCTATTGATAAAAAGAATCCAGAGGACATAGATACACATTCAGAAGACCATTTATATGATGCATTAAGATATGGGATAATGTCAAGACCAAGATTTAGTATATTTGACTATGACCCAATGGGTAGACCTAGTAGTAATATGCCAATGGCAGATGCTACATTTGGATATTAAGGATTTAATATGGCAGAACAAGATGAAGCAATACTTGAAGATGATTCTATAGTATTAGAAGATACAGAGGAATCTACAATTGATGATGCAGGAATAAGTGGCATTATTCCTTTTGTCATGGACAGATATCAACGTGCCGAAGATTATAGATATAATGATGAAGAACGTTGGTTAAGGTCTTATAGAAATTACAGGGGGTTATACGGAAGCGATGTTCAATTCACTGAAGCAGAAAAGTCAAGAGTATTTATTAAAGTCACTAAAACCAAAACTCTCGCAGCTTATGGACAAATTGTTGATGTGTTATTTGCAGGTAACAAGTTTCCTATTAGCGTTGAGCCAACAGTTTTACCTGAAGGTGTCGCAGCGGATGTTAACTTTGACCCCAATAAACCTGAACAACTTAGGGGAGAAACTTCTTTATCTTCTCCGTATGGTTTTGAAGGTGATGGTCAAGAGCTACCCAAGGGAGCTACTTCACAATCTCTTCAAGACAAGCTTGGACCTCTTAAAGACAAGTTGGAAAAAATTGAAGGCTTGGAAGAAGGGGTAGGTAAAACACCTACATCTATTACACTTAGTCCTGCTATGGTTGCTGCCAAAAATATGGAAAAGCAAATTATGGACCAGCTACAAGAATCAAATGCAAGTAAGCAGTTAAGAAGCACAGCATTTGAGATGGCTTTGTTTGGTACAGGTGTTATGAAAGGTCCTTTTGCTGTAGATAAAGAATATCCTAATTGGGATGAAGAAGGTGAATATAGTCCTGTTTTTAAAACAGTACCTTCTACATCACATGTGTCAGTTTGGAACTTTTATCCAGACCCTGATGCTTCCAATATGGATGAAGCACAATATGTAATTGAAAGACATAAGATGTCAAGAACACAATTACGTGCCCTTAAAAAGAGACCTTTTTTTCGTGGCAATGTAATCGATGAAGTTATACAACAAGGGGAGTCTTACGATAAAAAATATTGGGAAGACGATTTATCTGATTATGCACCTGAGCATGGAATTGATAGATTTGAGGTTCTAGAGTATTGGGGTATGTGTGATGTAGATATGCTTAAAGAAAATGACGTAGACATACCTGCTGAACTAAAGGAATATGATGAGCTACAGGCAAATATATGGATTAGTAATGGTAAGCTAATAAGAATGGTTCTTAATCCTTTTAAACCTGCCACAATACCTTACATGGCAGTTCCTTACGAACTTAATCCGTATTCTTTTTTTGGGGTCGGTTTAGCTGAAAATATGGATGATACTCAAACTTTAATGAATGGCTTTATGAGAATGTCTGTAGATAATGCAGTGTTGTCAGGAAATTTACTTATAGAAGTAGATGAAACGAATTTAGTTCCGGGTCAAGACTTGTCGGTGTATCCGGGTAAAGTATTTAGAAGGCAAGGTGGTGCACCGGGTCAAGCTATATTTGGTACAAAGTTTCCTAATGTATCAAATGAAAACTTACAATTGTTTGACAAAGCTAGACAACTTGCAGACGAAAGTACAGGGTTTCCATCATTTGCTCATGGACAGACAGGTGTCTCCGGAGTAGGTAGAACAGCTTCAGGTATATCTATGTTAATGAATGCTGCTGCAGGTAGTATTAAAACTGTTATAAAAAATGTAGACGATTATTTACTAAAACCATTAGGTGAAGGTATGTTTCGTTTTAATATGCAGTTTAACTTTAATAAAGATATAAAAGGTGACTTAGAAGTTGTTGCACGTGGAACAGAAAGTCTGATGGCTAACGAAGTACGTAGTCAAAGACTAATGTCATTCTTACAAGTAGCATCTAATCCTTCTTTAGCACCTTTTGCTAAGTTTCCTTATATAGTTAGAGAAATAGCAAAGTCTATGGAACTTGACCCAGAAAAAGTTACTAATAGTATGGAAGAAGCTGCTGTACAAGCAGAAATACTCAAAGGTATGCAAAGCACACAACCCCAACAGCAACAACCACAACAGGCAGGACAACCACCTGTAGGTGCTAACCCATTAGACCCCACAGGAGCAGGTGGTGGTAATATAGGTACAGGACAAGCTCCAGGACCTAATGAACAAGGATTTACAGGAAATGATGGACAAGCAGGTGCTGCAGCAACTCAAGCCGCTAGTGAACAACCCCAAGCTAATGAACAGCTTCAATGATTATATTGACTTACAGATAAGTAAACAACATAAATTATTAGAACAGTCTAGTGATACAATTACTCTACATAGGTCTCAAGGTGCAATAGCAATTTTGAATAAATTAAAACTATTAAGGGATGAAGTAAATGGAATTAAATAAACAAATGGAACTATTTGAAGATGGTGGTCTCAAAGATGAGGGAGGCATGGTTGATGAAGTATCAGGTAATGATGTACCTACAGGTTCTACACGAGAAGAAGTAAGAGATGATATCCCTGCACAATTAAGTGAAGGAGAGTTTGTATTACCTGCTGATGTTGTTAGATATCATGGCTTAGAAAAGATAATGGAATTACGTGATGAAGCTAAACAAGGTCTAGCTAAAATGGAAGCAATGGGTCAGATGGGTAATAGTGAAGAAGCTATATTACCTGATGATGTTCCGTTTGACATGGATGATTTAGATATAGAAGAGGAAGATGAGCCACAAGAGGAAATGGAAATGGCAGAAGGTGGTTATGTTATGGTAGGAGGTAAGCCCATGCCTGTACCTACAGTAGCAGGTAAACCATTAAATATGCAAGTAGGTGGATTTACTAATCCTACAGGAACATATCAAGTACCTACTAATATAGCTACACAACCTTCTTACTTTGCTAACTATAAACAAACTGTAGCTCCATTTCAACCATTTGTACCTAGTCAAACATTTCAACCAAGACCAGTAGAACCGAGACAAAAACAATCTTACATTCCCTTTAATGAATTAATTCCTACAGTAAATGCTAGAAGAGAAACATTTGAATACAGAAACGCAGCAGGACAAAAGTTATTTATTCCTTTTGTAAATGGTCAGCCTATATATCCTATACCTGAAGGTTATAGACGCTATACAGAAGAACAACAAACTCAAACTGAACAAGCACCAGTTACAGGTACAACAACTCAGGTTACAGGTGATAATGATTCTGATGTACTTTCAGGCACTAGCCAAGTTAGAGGAATAGATAATTCCCTTGTGGATACAAATTTCGCTAGTCAAACAAAAGATAAAGTGTCAGAAAACATAGGTAAAATGGGTTCTTCTGATAGAGGTAAATCTGTTATGGATGCAATTGACGCATCAAGAGGTATGAGTACTTTAGGTAAAAACTTAACTACAGCGGGGATGTCTTTATTAGGAGGTCCTATAGGTTCAGTTATGGGAGCTTATGATGCAGTCAGTAGATTCAGTGGTGGTAAAGGTTTAGGTATTGGTCAACCTGACATGGCAAGTAGGGATGCTATTACAGGTGCTTTTGGATATGACCCAACAAGTTATGATTTTGATGACCCTATGGATGCAAGCCTAGCAGGAATAGACCAACAGAATGCTATTAACACTGCTATATTTGGCGGTGTAATGACAGGCACTGAAGACAAAACTCGTGGTGGCATTAAAGGAATAACTGTTGCAGATATTCAAAGAGAATATGGTATAGCACCAAGTTATACTAATCTAGGTGCTGGAAATGTTGCAATAGCTCGTGGTACTAATCCGGGTCAGATAAGTAGTACAGGAACTTTTTATGATGGTAATGGTGTAGGTAATGACCCTGATAAAGCTGAGTATAGTAGTATAACTGATATGTTAGGTTACTTAAGTACAGCAAGTAAATTTGGATATGCTGGAACATTAGGTAGAGCAAAACAACAAGCTAAACAAGGAAATAAAAAAGCTCAACAAGTTGTTAATGCAATGCAAAATAAATCAGCATTTAGAGGAATGGAAGATGATAGTAGAAGTGATGCAGAAGTAGAATCTGAGTTAGATACAATATCACAAGAAGTTGGTACAGGTGCAAGAGGCGAATATGGATTTAATGTAGAGGAAACATTCGGTAGTGGAGAAGCTCCATCTGCTCCTGATTTTAGTGATGTGTCTGATGATGCAAATCAGGGAAACGATGGTTCAGGTCCTGATTCTGGTCCGGGTTCTGATATGGGTGGAGAAGATGTTGCTAAAGGTTCACTCATAACTAAACGCAAAGCATCCGGCAAACTAAAGAAAAAGTATATGAAGCAAGGTGGGTTAGCTTCTAAAAAATAATCCACAATAATAATTCATTGACTTAACAATTAAGTCGTGATATAATGGCTACTTATCCCCCAACAATAATAAATGGCTACGATAACCCCAAAGGAGAAGACTAATGGCAGACGCTATGATTAAAGAAACAACACCTAAGAAAGTTGCATTTGTAAGTAAACCTTACACACAAGAAGAAAGAATACAAAAAGAAGAACAAGAATTAGAACAACTACTGAAAGAGCAAAAGGGTGAAGTTGAAACTAAGGCTGAAGAATCGGAAGATACGAGTGAAGAAGAACCGACTTCTGCTGAAGAGAAAACTTTTAAAAAGCGTTATGGAGACTTACGAAGACATACCCAAGAAAAAGAAAGAGAGTTTCAGAAACAGTTAAATGATTTAAAAGAACAACTAGATAAAGCAACTAAGAAAGAAATGAAGCTACCTAAGTCTGACGAAGACATAGAAGCATGGGCAAAAGATTATCCTGATGTAGCAAAGATTGTAGAAACAATTGCTATGAAGAAAGCAAGAGAGCAATCAGCAGAAATAGAAACTAGGCTACAGAAGATAGATGAGATGTCTGCAGAAGCACAAAAAGATAAAGCTGAAGCAGAATTAATGAGACTTCATCCTGATTTTGATTCTATTAGAGACAGTGATGATTTTCACGATTGGGCAGAAGAACAACCTAAATGGGTACAGGATGCACTTTATGAAAATGACAATGATGCAAGGTCAGCAGCAAGAGCTATTGACTTATACAAAGCAGACAGAAACATTAGTAAGAGTACTAAGACACAGAGTGACAAGGGTGCTGCTATGGATGTTGGAACGAAAACTACAAAGACAAAAGTGGATACTGCAGAGTCAGGTAAAAAAATACTTGAGTCTGCCGTTCAAAAAATGTCCGCTGCACAGTATGAGAAACAAGCTGATGCAATAATGGAAGCTATCAGGTCAGGTAACTTTATATATGATATATCAGGTTCAGCTAGATAAATTAAAAATAAAGTTGACAACAAAAGATTTATGTATATAACTATACATAACTAAAAGTGTAACATAACCCCATACTTGGTTACTTGTGTTGCACTATTCCCGAAACTTTAGAGATTACCCAATTATGTGAGCCTACAAAGGAATCGCTATCCTACGTACAACCTCAACGCATGAATGGTCCTTATAAAGTAAAATGACTAAAACTAATAGTACACATTCCGTGTACATTTGATAAATGTTTAAGGAGATTAAAAATGGCATTTACAGCAGCAGCTGGTTATGGTAATCTTCCTAACGGTAATTTTAGTCCTATTATTTACAGCAAACAGGTTCAACTTGCTTTCCGCAAGGGGTCTGTCGCTGAAGCTATCACTAACAGTGATTACTTTGGTGAGATTGCTAATATGGGCGATTCCGTTAAGGTTATCAAAGAACCAGAAATAACAGTCAAGGCATATGAAAGAGGAACAACTATTACTCCTCAAGACCTTGATGACGAAGAATTTTCACTTACAATTGACAAAGCTAATTACTTTGCATTTAAAGTGGATGACATTGAAGAAGCTCATTCTCATATTAACTTTCAGCAGTTAGCATCAGATAGAGCAGCTTATAGACTAGCCGACCAATTTGACCAAGACGTACTTGGTTATATGTCAGGTTATAAGCAATCAGCTATACACGGTTCACCTGATACAGCTAATACTACCACTAATGGTACTGTTGCTGTTTCAACTGCAGGTTCTGACGAACTCTTATCATCAATGAAACTTGATGCAGGAAACTTCGGTGGTTCAGCAGGTGAGGCTGTAGCTATCTTACCAAGAACAGGTGGCAGCTACTTCTGCAGCTCCTGCTAATGGAGATAGAAACCCATTAACTGTTATAGCTAGAATGTCAAGACTATTAGACCAACAGAATGTTGACACTAATGGTAGATGGTTAGTATTAGACCCTGTATTTATAGAAGTACTAAAGGATGAAGATTCAAGATTATTTGATGCAGACTTTGGTGGTACTGGACTACAGAATGGTTTAATCCTAAACAACCTACATGGTTTCAAGGTTTATCAGTCAAACAATTTACCAGCAATCGGAAGCGGACCATCTAATACAGGTGCGAACAGTGCTACTGACTTTGGTATAATTGTTGCTGGTCATTCTTCATCAGTAGCTACTGCCGAGCAAATCAACAAGACAGAGACTTACAGAGACCCTGATTCTTTTGCTGATATTGTTCGTGGTATGCATTTGTACGGTAGAAAGATACTTCGCCCAGAAGCAATCGCTACTTGTGCTTATCACTTAGCGTAAGGGAGGACTGAAACATGGCTGCTGGAACAATTTCCACACTCGCATCTGTTGCAAGAGGTTCTTCTGCAAGAGGTAGACAACCGTATTTCGTTGAGAAATCAATAGACCTAGCCGCTGCAGTAACTGCAAAAGGTAGTGCTCTTGAGGCTGGCGAAATTATTCAGGCAATTACTGTACCTGCAAATACCATGATTATGACTGCTGGATTTGAAATCACAACAGTTGAAGGTGGTAACTCTGCAGATGCATTAATGAGTCTTGGAGTTACAGGAGGAGACGTAGACAGATTCGTTGGTGGATTTGAAATTGACGCTGCTGATGCTCCTGCAGGTACATATGCTACTATGGCAGATGGCTCTGCTCCAGTAATCATCGGTGGTACTGCAGATACAATTGACCTAGAATTAGATTCAATTACAACTGCACCATCTGACGGTGTATTACGTGTTTTCGCTATACTTATGGATGTTGACGGTCTTGGTGACATGACTGCTGACGAAGTAGATAGAGACACTTTAGCTTAACTTAATATAAGTGAAGGGCAGCTTTAGGGTTGCCCTTACTTTATGTGATATTATAGGAGATTATAAATGGCTATCACGACTGCAATGTGCACAAGTTTTAAGTCTGAGTTATTAGGTGGTCTACACGACCTTGATACTGATTCACTTAAACTAGCACTTATTAAAGAATCACCAACAGGTACATATGGTGCTGCTACAACTAACTATTCTGACGTAACAGGTAACTCTGATGAAGCAAGCGGTACGAACTATACTGCAGGTGGTCAAGCACTAGATGGTGCAACTATCGCTGTAGATGGCACAACTGCTACTGTAGACTTTACTGACGAAGTATTTAGTAACGTAACCGTATCTGCTGATGGTTGTATTATATATAACACTGCAAACAGTAACTCTGCTATCTGCTGTCATTGACTTTGGTGGTACAGTGTCTGCTACTGCAGGTGATTTAACTATAGAGTTCCCAACTGCTGACGCATCAAACGCTATTGTACGTATAGCTTAAAGGAGTAGAACATGGCGTTCTATGATACTGCTGATGCCTATTTATGGTACTGGACAATATGGAGCTGCAAGCTATGGCATTGTAACTCCTACTGTTTCTGTAACAGGTGTAAGTGCAACTGCTCTTACTCGTACTTTACATATAAATGCATTTGAAGTAGATATCACAGAACCTTTGTATGGTCCTAATGCTCTTACAGGCTCTATAGGTACACTTGAGTTTGCTAACACTGTAACTCTTACAGGTGTAGCAGGTACTGGACAAATTGGTACAGTTTCACCAAACATTGCTTTTGGTATTACAGGTGTAGAAGCTACTACAGGTACAGGTCTTACTGAACCACAGCATACAGTATCAGAAAAAGTAGACAGTATATCTGCGACTTTTACTATTGGTACACTTAATATTAGGTCTGTTAACCGTGTTCCTATAACAGGTTCACCTATGACAGGTTCTATAGGTGTGGTAAGTCCTAATGTGGATGAGCCATTTGCCATAGGTGTCCAAGGTACTACAGCACTAGGTTCTATTCAAGTTAATATATCTGAAAAAGTATCTAGCGTATCCGCAACAGGTAGCATAGGTACAGTAGCACTTAGTAACTCGTTTGTAGTAACAGGTGTTGAAGGTGTAGGTCAGATTGGTGAAGTAGAAGACCAACCACTAGAACGAATAGCAACAGGTGTACAAGCAACAGGTGCTATTGGTACATTAGCATTTAGTAACAGCTTTACAGTAACAGGTGTTGTAGGAACATTTTCAATTGGCACAGTCACAGCTACAGGAGTTACTTTTAATTTTGTTGCTGCTGACTACGACAGAAAAAGAGTTGTATACGTACCAAGACAAGATACAGTGGCTGAACGAAGAGCTGCTGCATAGGAGAACTTAATGTCATTTCGTTGGACAACAAAAGACCCAGATGAAAGTTTAGATTATAGTATAGATTGGTCTAGGTTTTTAGATACTGCTACAATATCTTCTGTTACATGGTCAGTTCAAACACCTGAAATAGGTAAGACAACATTAGCTGCAGGACAAACACTAACAACTGCGTCATCTAATGCTGTAACTGACAGTATACAAAACATAGCTCAAACTAATACAAATACAGTAGCCACTATTAATTTAGGTGGTGGAGTACTTAATCGTGAATATATATTTACTTGTAACATAGTAGACAGTACAGGAAGTCAAGCTGAAAGAACTGTTAAGATGCGAATAAGGGAAAATTAATGGCTTATAATTATCTAGAACTTGTCAATCAAGTAAATCGCAGACTAAATGAAACAGAACTTACTTCAAGTAACTTTTCTACTGCTACAGGTTTTTATGCTCAAGTGAAAGATGCAATCAATGCATCTCTTCGTGATATTAATCAACATGAATTTAATTGGCCCTTTAATCATGTAGAACAAGAAGATGTTTTATCTGCTAACGTAACAAGATACTCATTTCCCCCAAGATGCAAAGCTAGTGGACTTTGATAGCTTTAGAATAAAAGAAGACACAACACTAGGCAATGCAACAACAAAACTAGGCATCATAGCTTATGAAGAATACTTAGATAAGTATGTAGACCAAGAATACAATACTAATGGTAGAAGTGGTGTGCCACAGATGGTAGCACATGGACCTGCTTTAGAATATATACTTACTCCTGAACCCGATAAGGCATATACACTTGTGTATGAATACTATCGTGTTCCTGTAGATTTAATTTTGCACGATGATGTTCCTGCTGTTCCTGAAAGATTTAAACATATTATTGTTGATGGTGCAATGCACTATGCTTATTTATTCCGTGGTAATTCACAAGACGCAATGGTAGCCAAACAAAAGTTTGATGAAGGTATAAAGAATATGCGTATTGTATTAATCAACAGAACATATTACTTGCGTTCTACAATGATACCACAGAATACAGGTGGTGGTAGGATGGGATTTTCTAGGTCTGTTATCTAATGGCAGACGCATGGCAAACCCATTCATTTGAATTTAAAGGTGGCTTGATAACAAACCTTTCTCCTTATCAGCAAGGATTTCAAGCACCCGGTTCAGCACGTATACTGCGTAACTTTGAGCCTTCTATATTTGGTGGTTACACAAGAGTAGAAGGATATGAAAAGTTTGATACTGCTACTGTACCTAATACGGGTGTTATCAGAGGTATAGTAAGATATGATAATCAAGTATATGCTGTAAGAGGAAATGACCTATTTAGGTCTAGTGGTTCAGGATGGACACAGATAAGTGACAATGCAACTTATAACAGTGCAGGTGTTACAATCGGTGGAACAGGCAAAGTAAGATTTCTCAAGTACGACTTTGATGGTACAGAGAAACTAATGCTTGTTGATGGTACAGGTAAGCCCTTTAGATTTGATGGAACTACATTTGAACAATTAACTTCTCTACCTTCAGATGTTTCAGGGTGCAAGTTTTGTAGTCAATTTTAAAAACCATATATTCTTTGGTAACGGAAAAAAGATAGCTTATACTGCACCTTATCAAGATAATGACTTGACAATTGCTAGTGGTGGTGGTATAATTAATGTAACGGATACAATTACAGGTTTAATCGTTTTCCGTGAACAATTAATTATATTTAGCGAAAGTAGTATAAATGTACTTAATGGTAATAGTGTAGTTGATTTTCAAATGCAACCTGTATCTCGTGATTTAGGTTGTGTAGCTGAAGATACCATTCAAGAGATAGGTGGTGATGTCATATTCTTAGGACCTGATGGTTTAAGATTATTTTCAGCCACAGATAGAATAGGTGACTTTAGTCTTGCTTCTGTATCAAAAACTATACAGGTTGAAATATTAGATTTAATTGCTAGTAGTCCTAATGGTTTTTCAAGTACAGTTATTCGTGAGAAAAGTCAATATAGAATATTTGGGTATAATACAACATACACAAATGACTCGGCAAAAGCAATTGGAGCAACCCAATTAGAAAGTGGATTAGCTTTCAATGATTTACGTGGCTTTAATGCTTTTGTAACTTATAGTGAATATGATGGTTTTGCAGAACGTATTTACTTTGGTGCTACTGATGGTTATGTCTATCAGATGGAACAGGGTAACTCATTTGCTGGAACAGATATTCCTGCTACATTTGCTACTCCTTTTATTCCATTAGGAGACCCAAATGTTAGAAAGACAATATATAAGGGAACAACGTACTTAGATGTAAACGGTGACTTTGACCTTGAGTTTTCTCTCAAGTTTGACTTTGACCAACCATCAAGTATTCAACCTGATTCAATATTGTCAAGTGATGCAGCGGCATCCATAACATATGGTTCAGGTATATATGGAACATCTTTATTTGGAAGCAAGCAAAAAGCTATATATGAAGTACAGACAATAGGTTCAGGATTTACAGTGTCAATATTATATGAAACCACAGGAACTAACACAGACGCTGTGTTTACCATAGATGCTGCCACCCTGCAGTATATTACTAACGCTAGGAGATAGATATGGGAACAGGCTACACACGTAACGATACATCTAATAACATTGCTGATGGTAACGTTATTAATGCTTCAGACCTTGATGGAGAGTTTGATGCGGTACAAGCTGCGTTTAACGGTACAACAGGACACTCACACGATGGAACAAGTGGTGAAGGACCACAGATTGACACAGCAGGAATAGCAGCAGACGCTATTGATGGAACAAAGATAGCTGATGATTCAATTAATTCTGAACATTATGTAGATGGGTCAATTGACACTGCTCACATAGGCAACTTACAAGTTACAACTGCCAAGATTGCAGCAGATGCTATTGACGGAACAAAGTTAGCTGATAATGCAGTTGATTCAGAACATTATACAGATGGTTCAATTGACAGAGTTCATCTTGCTGCTGATATCGTAGATGGTACTAAAATAGCAGATGATTCTATAGACTCTGAACACTACGTAGATGGTAGTATTGATACTGCTCATATAGCCAACGATGCTGTTACAGGAGATAAACTTGCTAATAATATACAGGTAGCAGGTACTCTTGGTGTTACAGGTGAGACTACCCTTTCAGCTAATCTTAATCTAGGCGATAACGATAAAGCAATCTTTGGTGCAGGTGATGATTTACAGATTTATCACACTGGTACTGAAAGTATTATTAGTGATGCAGGTACAGGGAATCTTAAAATTTATGGAGAGAACTTAGAGCTTCAAGCAACATCAACTGGCGAAACATATTTTAATGCTATCGCAAATGGTGCAGTTACACTTTATCATAATAATTCAGCCAAACTCGCCACCAAAACAGATGGCGTAGACATCACTGGAGAACTACAGTCAGATAGTCTTGATGTAGATGGCAATGCTGATATTAGTGGCACACTTGCTATGGGTAATAATATTAGTTTTGTTGATGGCAAAGGAGCTTTATTTGGTGCAAGTAATGACTTACAAATTTACCATGATGCTGCTACTGGTAAAAGTCATATATATGAACAAGGTACTGGTGCATTAGTTATACAAGGAACAAATATAGAATTTGATGCAACAGATGGCACTTCTCTTGCTGAATTTAACGATGCAGGTGCAGTTAGTTTAAGATATAGTGGTGACTTAAAACTCGCCACCAAATCAGATGGTGTCCTTATCACTGGTGAACTTGAAGCGACTACCTTAGATATCAATGGCAATGCTGATATTAGTGGTCAGCTAACTATGCACAATAATGTAAACCTACAAGACGGTGACATATTACAATTAGGTTCTAGCCAAGATTTACAGATTTATCATGATGGTAGCAATAGTATTATCAAAGACAATGGCACAGGTAATCTTTTCATTGATGGTTCTAGTACAATAAATTTTCGTTCAGGTGATGGGGGTGAATACTATGCTGTATTTAATGATGATGGTAAAGTTTCATTAAGGTATAACAATGTAGAAAAATTTGCTACTAAGTCAGATGGCGTGGACATTACAGGTGAACTGCAAGCAGACAGCCTAGACATTGATGGTGCAGCTAATATCAGTGGCACACTCACAATGGGTGGTAATATAGACCTTCAAGATAATGATGATATATTAATTGGTTCTAGCGATGACCTTCAGCTTAGACACGATGGGTCTAATAGCTACATTGAAGATATTGGAACTGGCTCTTTGGTAATTCGTGGAACAGACGTTTACCTTCAAGATAGAGAAGGAAATAATTTTGCAGTATTTGATGACACTGGTACTGGTGGAACAGTAACACTTTATCATAATGCTGTTTCAAAACTAAACACCACATCAAGTGGTATCAACATAAATGGTGTTATCAATGCAGTAGACACTATATATCTTGCAGGTGCTATTTATCACGAAGGTGACACAGACACTTACACCCAGTTCCATGCGGCAAATCAATGGCGTGTTGTTACTGGTGGCACAGAGATGCTTGAGGTCAATGATAGCTATCTACTTCTTGGTGCTAACAGTGTAGGTAATGTACAGACAACAAGCGTTTCATCTGCTATAACTCCAAACATGAACGTTTATAATAGCTTTGTTTTAACACTTACAGGCAACATAACACTAGGTAGTCCAACTACTGAAGTGGCAGGTATGTCAGGTGTATTTGTATTTATTCACAGTGGAGCAGGTAGAACTGTATCAGTAGGTGCACAATATGAAACAGTAGGTGGTGCAGGTCTTACTCTATCAGGCACATCAGGTGCAGTTGACATCGTTCCCTACTATGTAAGGTCTAGTGGAAACATTATACTTGGAACACCACAACTAGCAGTTAGTTAATAAAGGAAACACATGTCTCTTACTAATTCACCATCATGGATGTACAACCCTAGCACAGGCTTTTACAGCGGTGTAGCTACGCAGTCATTAAGGTTTGATGATGCAAGCAGTGCTTATTTACAAAGAACTCCATCTAGTGCAGCAAACAGACAGACCTTTACAGTATCTTGTTGGGTTAAGCGTAGCAATATAGGCTTGCAAGGTATTTTTGAGGCAAATCACTCAAAGGACAACCAAACTGCTCTGTTGTTTGAAAACTCACATCAGCTTCTGTTTACTGACAGACCAAGTAACAATAGAAACATAGACTTAAGAACAAATAGGCTTTTTAGGGATGTAGGTGCTTGGTATCATATTGTTGTAAGGGTAGATACTACTCAAGGTACATCTTCAAATAGAGTTCGCCTTTACATCAATGGTGAGCAAGAAACATCCTTTGCCACGTCTAGTTATCCATCGCAAAACTATAATGTTGCTTTTTGGAATAACACAAGTAGTCACAGGATAGGTTATCAGCAAGGCAATGTTGCTAATCATTATGATGGTTACATAGCTGAATTTAATAATGTTGGTTCGTCACAAGCTCCTACAGCATTTGGTGAAACTATAAATGATATTTGGATACCAAAACAATATAGTGGTTCATATGGCACTAATGGTTTTAGACTAGAGTTCAATGGTAATGGTAATGATAGCAGCGGTAATGGTAATAACTTTACTACATTTAATGTAAGCTCACATGACTACGTTCCTGACTGCCCTGAAAATAACTTTTGCACTATGCACAATGAAGGTAAAAGTGATGGTGTAGTACATAATGTTTTTGCAACAGCTATTGATGGAGCATTAAGATTAAGCACTGGTACAAATAGTGAAGCATATGGAACTACAAGTGTTAGAAGTGGCAAATGGTATTTTGAAGTTTACAAACCAGAAGCTGGTGCTAGGACAGATGGTGTTGGCTTTGCGGATGTAAATACATTAAAAGAAGCTATATATAGAGACAACGGACAATTTAGGTACGATGGCTCTCAGAGTAGTTATGGTGCATCTTGGCAAGCAGGAGGAGAGATAATAGGTGTTGAGTTAGACTTAGACAACACAACTATTTCTTTTCGTAAGAATAATACAAGTCAGGGTAATGCAAAAACTAACCTACCTGAAGGAGATTGGGTTCCAATTATTTATTGTAGAGCTAACGCAGGTACTTCTAAATTAAATATCAACTTTGGTCAGGATAGTTCATTTTCAGGTGGTGTAACGGCTCAAGGTAACACCGACTCTAACGGACAAGGTGACTTTTATTATACACCTCCTAGTGGTTATTTAGCTTTATGTAGTGCTAACCTAACTGCTGCGATAGATAATGATGAAGATGAAAGTGCAAAAGATTATTTTAATACTGTGCTATATACTGGAACAGGTGGAGTTAGAACGGTAACAGGCGTTGGATTTCAACCTGATTGGGGATGGTTCAAGTCAAGAAGCAATGGAACATCTCATGAAGTACATGACATTGTTCGTGGTGCGGGTAAACGTCTATTTCCAAATAGTACAGATAACGAATCAACTGTAGCAAATGGCTTTGTTGATTTTGCTTCGGATGGATATGACCTTAATGGTTCTGGTTCTGGTGGTGACGTAAACACCTCTGGGAGAACTTATGTTGCTTGGAGTTGGAAAGCAGGAGGAAGTGCATCAAGCAATACCAATGGCTCTATCACATCTTCAGTAAGTGCAAACCAAGAAGCAGGATTTAGTATTCTCACCTACACAGGTAATGCAACTAGTGGTGCAACTATTGGTCATGGATTATCCCAAGCACCTGATATGATTATCACAAAATTTAGACAAGGTGGTTCTCCGGGAAGTGGTTGGTTATGGCCCGTATTTCATAAAAATGTAGGCACAGGTGGTTATTTGAGATTAAATGCAGGTGATGGCACAACATCAAACTCACAGACTGTTAAGGCAGTTGGTTCATCGACTTACACAATAGGAAATGATGGTCACATCAATCAATCTTCAGGTAACTTCGTTGCATATTGTTTTCACGAGGTAGAGGGCTATTCAAGTATAGGCACTTACAAGGGAAATGGTTCATCGGCAAATGGTACGTTTATCTACACTGGATTTAAACCTGCTTTTTTAATACTTAAAGGAACAAATGGGGGTAGAAGTTGGTTTTTGTATGATAGATTGAGACAAAACGCCTATAATCCTGCAAAAACAGACCTTGTTACAGACAGTAGTCAGTCTGATGGTACACCACCATGGGGTAGTGATGTAGATTTAACATCTAATGGTTTTAAAATTAGAAGTGGTGATGGCAGAACTAATGGTAATGGTGAAACTTATATTTACATAGCTTTCGCAGAGCAACCTTTTAAATACGCTAATGCAAGATAGGAGAAAATAATAATGGCTTGGTTATACAATGGAACAGAAATAAAAGCAGGTCGCAGTTGGGTTGGCTCGGCTACTGATGAAGATGGTAATAGCTTTGATGTAGTCCATCCTAAAAACTGGATGATTTGGTCTGATGAAGACAAAGCTAGTAATGGTCTAGTATGGCAAGACGAAGAAGACACTAGCTTTGATTCAACATTCTATTGGGCAAAAGATGTACCAAAAAGTTTAGATGATGTTAATGATGTTGATGAAGATGGTAATCCTATGCTAGATGATGATGGCAATCAGACAGTTACTAAAGGTTTAAAGTCAACTTGGATTGCTCAAACCAAATCAACTGCTAATAGTCTACTAGCAAGCACAGATTGGTATGCAACTCGTAAAGCTGAGACAGGCACAGCAATACCCACAGATATTGCAACATACAGAGCAGCGGTCAGAACTGCTACAGGCACAATAGAAACAGCCATTAATGCTTGTACTACACTTGATGAGTTCAAGGCACTGTTTGTAACACCTGTAGATGAAAATAATGTTCCAACAGGAAATGCACCTATATATGACTTTCCTGATGAGGTGAACTAGTGAAAATGGAAATACAACCTGAACTCAAAGTACAAATGGAATTGGATGCACATGAGAAAGAGTGTGCTGTCCGCTACCAAGCAGTTAATGACAAGCTAGAAACCCTAGACAAAAGAATGTGGCGAATAGAAGCTATGTCTATGGTGGGTACACTTGGTGTGGTAGCTTTAGTGGTTGCGATTGTGATGAAGTAGGTGTATGTCAACATATTTATTTGGTCAATTAAGTGACCCAAATGTAAAAGCACTACATCCTCTTTTTGATAAGTTTATAGACCAAGACGCTAACATAGAATGGAATATAACAGAAGATGTATTATATATAGAAGGTCAACCTGTAACAGATTTAACTGCTATATATATGAGAAACAATGTATTTGAAGAGAGTACTTTTAAGAAATATACAAACTTTCATATACTGAGTAATTATATACAATGTCACAAAGTAACTACATATAATAAAGACTATCGTTATCAAGAAGTAAGAAAGTTAAATAATTTAATCATAGCAAAACAGTTGGGTTTAAGACTACCTTACACAGAAGTAACCGAAAAAAGCACTAAACAGAATACTATAATAAAACCTGTAACAGGTGGGCAACATACACTAGAAGGCAACGAAGCTGTTTACCCTTGTATTATACAACAAAAGATAACAGGTAGAAATAAAAGATTGTATGTTGTAAATGATAAACACTTTGCTTTTGAGGTAGTAACAGATAAACTAGACTACCGAGATGACCCTGAAAGTAAGGTTGTTGTTACAGAAATAGATGACGTTACAGTAGAAAAAGTAAAGCACTTAATGCAAAGATTAAACTTAAACTTTGGTGCTAGTGATTTCATGGAAGATGAAGAAGGGCTATGGTATTTAGAAACAAATACAGGTCCTATGTTTGTAGCTTTTGATTTGGAAGTGCAAGGCAAGTTAGCTAAAGCAATAAGATATGAACTTAACAATATATAGGTAAAATAATATGGCAATGTTTAAAGGCTTTAAGCCACAAGGATTACAAAAGATAGCTAACCGTATGGGTTATACTGGTAGCATGGAAGGCTTTGACAGTTACTTACAGCAGAACCCTGACAAACAAAACATGATGAATATGTACAATCAACGTGCTATGCAAATGGCACAGGGTGGTGCTGTACGTAAGATGCAAGTAGGTGGAACACTTAATGATAAACAATTTCAAAGTGCTGTTCCCACTACACCTGCAGGTCAAATACAAAATCTACCAGAAGCACCACGTCAAGAAACTAGACGAGCATATGGCGGTAACCTTCCCCAAATGCCAAAGCGAGTAAGTTCAACAACTAGAGCTATGGGTGAAGATGGTAGTGGTGGTATGCCTATAGGTGATATTCAACAATTAGACCCCAAAATAGTAAAACAGATGACAAGGGGAGCAGAAGATTTTAATCCAAGTCTTTCACCGCTTGTTAATCAACCTATTGCAAAAACCATGGCAGTCGGTGAAGATGATGGCGATATAGGTGGTAAACTTATAGGAAAAATTCCAACTATGCCACCTATTACACAAGCTGTAGGCGAAGATGGTAATATGGCTGATGCTATAGCTAGACCTGTCGGAGCAACTAGAGCTATGGGTGAAGATGGTACTGGTCCTAGACCTTTAATAGCTAATCGCCCTATAGCAACAACTATGGCATATGGTGAAGAAGGTGAGCCACCACTAGAACCTCTACCTATATTTGACAGACCGCCACAAGTTACAACAGAAGCACAGGGTGAAGAAGGTGAGCCAGTGCCACCTATGCAACCACCTGAGCTACCACCTATGCAACGACCTATAGCTAAAACAATGGCTGGAGGTGAAGATGATGGTGGTTTGTTTCCTATTGACCCAAGACAACCTCAAGGGTTACCACAGCAGTATATACCTACAACACAACCATATCAACCACCTGAAGACCCTTATGCTGACTACAGAAAAAATGTAGAAGTTTTTCCTGAAACAGGAACTTTTAAGAATCCTGCTATTCAAACTTCTTTTGATGAGATGTCTAAAGAATTAGAAAAGGAATTAGCACCTACTCCTAAACCAGAGGATTTGAAAAAAAGGTCAGATTCAATATTAAAATATGTGCAAAACATATATAGTGGTCCTCTGTATAGAGAAGATGGTAAGACTTTTACCGAAGAGTTTAAAAAATATGCACAAGATTCTGGTATAACTGTTGATGGTTCACTTTTAAATGTACAAAAAAATAGCCCTATAGCTACAATACCCGGTTATTTACCTGCACAACCTAAGAGTAAAAGGGATATAACAGATATAACTGCAGAACGTCTGCAAGACCCTTCATTACCCCCGGGTACAGTGGTTCAAGGAGCAGGTGTACAGCAAGACCCTAGTCAAATGATAGGAACTGATGTCGGTCAGGTTGAAGGTGCTGTCGCAGTTCCTACTGCTATGGCTACTACGACTATGGCAGAAGTACCTACACAAACAGACACTGCCACAATGACTGCCGCTGATAGTGCTACCGCTGTAAACACAGCTTTAAATGCTACACAAGCAGCTCAAGTAGACCCTAATGACCCAAGAGCTAAAGTTACTGCAGCACAACAAACAACATCAAGCGTTGGTAATTTAGATGCTGCTCAAGGTAACGCTACACTGTTAGAGAACCCTGTACAACGTGAAATACAGGATGGTGAATTAATATCAGGTGTAGCAGATGCAGAGAAGGCTTCAAAGTTCACTGAGCAAATACAGGCAGCGACTGCTACACCTTCAGCAAAAGCTACTGTACAAGGGCAACTAGCTGAACTTACTGCAGACTTTGATGCTAACAATCCACCTGCATGGGCAGCTGGAACTCTTCGTGCTATCCAAGGCAAACTAGCAGCTAGAGGTTTGGGTGCATCTTCAATTGCAGGTCAAGCACTTATACAAGGTGCATTAGAATCTGCCCTTCCAATAGCACAGGCTGATGCACAAACACAAGCACAGTTTGAATCTCAAAACTTATCTAATCGACAGCAGAGAGCAATGCTTGCTGCACAACAACGTGCACAGTTTATAGGTCAAGAGTTTGACCAAGCCTTTCAAGCAAGAGTTCAAAATGCTTCTAGAATAGCTGATGTAGCTAATCAAAACTTTACTGCTGAACAACAGATAGCACTAGAGAATAGTCGTGTTGCTAACACTATGAATTTACAGAACTTAAGTAATAATCAGGCGTTGGTTATGGCTGAAGCTTCTGCTCTCGCTAACTTAGATACAGCTAATTTAAATAACAGACAGCAAGCAGCAGTTCAGAATGCACAATCATTCTTACAAAGAGACATGGCTAACTTAAGTAATCGTCAGCAGACAGAATTGTTTAAGGCACAGCAAAGAGTGCAATCATTGTTTACTGACCAAGCGGCGGAAAATGCTGCTAGACAATTTAATGCATCAAGTCAAAATCAAACTGACCAATTCTTTGCTAATCTAGCAACTCAAACAGCCCAGTTTAATGCAACTCAAGCCAATGCTCAATCACAATATAACGCAGGTCAGAGAAATGTATTAGAAAGATTTAATGCTGAACTTAACAATCAGCGTGATACTTTCAATGCTCAGAACCAACTTGTAATTGCACAGAATAACGCACAATGGCGAAGGCAAATTGCTACAATAAACACAGCGACAACAAATCGTGTCAATGAAATAAATGCTACTAATTTATTGCAGACATCTAATCAAGCCTATAATAACTTGTGGAACTACTATGGAGACACAATGGAATGGGCATGGACATCTGCTGAGAATGAGTTGAATAGATACGCTGATATGTCTATCGCTAACTTAAATGCTGACACTCAAGCTGCTGTTGCTAAACGAGGAGCATCAACAGCTGCAGGTAATGCTATTGGTAGCTTAATAGGTACATTAGGAAGTGCGTACATCATGTCTAGTTTTGGTGGTTTCTGTTGGGTGGCTAGAGAGGTGTATGGTAAAGGTGACCCACGTTGGTATGTATTCCGTATGTGGTTAAACTACAAAGCACCTAAGTGGTTTGTTAAATTATATAAAAAGTATGGTGAAGACTATGCTAAGTTTATCAAGAATAAGCCCGTGCTTAAATGGGTTACTAAAAAACTAATGGACTTAGTAGTTGAAAAGAAAAGGATGGTGTCATATGGCTAGTATTGGAAATAATCCTGCACAGACTTTATATAGAAATCTTCAAGTTGAAAAAGGTGAAGACACTGATATAAAAGCTACACGTGGTTTATTGTCACGTGGTCAAGCAAATAAGGTTAGAAAAGAAATGGATGTAGAGCAACCTTCTATTAGGGTTGCTAAACATGTATCTATTATACGTAGAAAAAGAGAAGAAGTAAATGGCAGAGCTTAATGAAATCGCACTAGATGCTCCGATAGCAGGGCAACACATGACATCAGAGTTAGGTGGTAGACCTTGGCAACAAGCACCTCAATATACTACTGTTGATGAAGCAATTGAATATTACTTAGATAGAATGGCATCTGAAGATTTTGCTGACCAACTTGTAGATGTATTAGAGATGGATGTACCTGTCACAACTCTTGCTAATACAATTCAGATGGCAGGTGTTATGGATGGTAAACACAGTATTGATGTAGGCATGTTAGTAATGCCGCTACTTATGGAAATGATTATGCTTGTTGGTGACATGGCAGGTATTAAGTATGACAGTGGTATGGAAAATCCTAATAAAGGTAAAACAAGAGATACATTGTTAGAAAGTGTGCGAACTAAATTACAAACTGAATTAGATGCAAAAGAAGGTATGTTGTTCAGTGAGGATGAAATTAAAGGCGAAGATGAAATGGAGATGGAAGACACTAACGATATATCAATGGAAGATGACGAAATAGAAGAGCCTAAAGGCTTAATGGCAAGGAGAACACAATGAGTTTTGCTACAGGTTTTTTAACAGGTCTCGCTAAAAGTGTAGATGACCAACTTAAAACAGACATGAAACGTACTCAAGATAGAATTGACGGTATGGCACAATATCGTGTTACTCGTAGAAGGGCAGCATTAGAAAGAAAAGATAAAGAGAAAGAAGAGTTAAGAGAAAGTGTTTTAAAGTTAGCTAGTTTGGTGGGCGGTGATACAACAAAAGCTATACAAATGTATAAGGCAGCAGGAAATAATATATCTGATGCTAATAAGTTTTATGATGTTGCTGTTAAAAGTCAAAGAACTTTAGGTGATGACTTTGATATTAATAAGGCTTTAGAATTTTCATCTGTTAATGCTCCTGAAAACATTAAACCAGCAGATTATTTAAACAATTTCGTAGATGGTTCTGTGGGTGCAGTTAAGCCATTACCTGCCTACGATGAAGATATTCCTGCGTCAGGTTTATATAGTGCTTTATTTAAACCTAAATTAGGAAAACAAGTAATGAGACAAACAGACACTATAGCACCGTTGCCAAAAGAAACTGTTACAGATACGTCTTTTATTACTCCTGCTAAAATAAACTATAATGAGTTTATGGAGTTTAAAGCATTTGAAAAAACTAATAGATTTGAAAGTGGTTCAACAAACGAAGCTACATTATTAAAAATTGAAGATGAAATGTTTTATACAAAAGATAAGGAAAAATTAGATTTTCTTAAAACTAAAAGGAAAACAATACTAGAAAGAATAAAAGAAGAACATAACAAAAAACTATCTGTTAAACGGGCAGGTACAAGTGAGTCATCCATGTTTAGTAAAACTAACAGAGATAAGATAGTTAACAATGGTATAACTAGAGGTGTTAATGATTCTAATATTGTAAAAAGCCTAGAGGGAGAACTGGTAACACAATTAGAAGGTAATGAGCATAAGATATTCGCAGGTACTTTAAGAGGTATGGAAAACTTAAAAAAAGAATATGGTAATACTGACAACGTACTATCTAAGAAAATAAATAGTGTTATACAAAATACTCAACAAGATATTAAAGCCTATAAGTATGACTTCAGGCAAGGAGTAAACTTAAGAGGAAAGAAATATCATATGTTAGAGAGCAGAGTTGACTTAGAAAAAGGTGTAATTGGAGAGAGAGATAATGCTGGTAAAATTATCAAAGAACCATTAGTCAAGCCCGGGGATGTTGTTACTTATAAAACAGGCGAAATGGATGAGAGAGGAAATCCTAAAACTAAAACTATAATATGGACTGGGGTAGGGTTTCTCTAAATGGATTTAAATAATGATATAATTACAAATCAGTTATCTTCTATTCCTGACGATGGTGATGAAGAACAAACCATTGTGGAAAAAGAAGAAGTCAATCAAGATATTAATACTGAAGCTCTACTAAATCAACTATCTAATATAGAAGATGATGCACCAGAAGAGGTGTCTACTAGTATAGTTGATACAGTTGCTGTCTCTAATGTACCTGAAGAGCACGAACTTAAAGAACAAACTGAAAGGATGTTAGCTCCTTCCCAAGATAACCTATACAATCAGTACAGTGAGAAATACCCTGAACTATTTGATAATGGAAAACTCGTAGACTATGATGCAGCTAAGGAATTAGGCATAGTAAATGAGGTAAGTCCTGTAGCACTTGATGATGAGGGCGTTACTGCAGGTCATATCAGTACTAAAAGTGATGCTATCCCTTTTGGTTTTACTTATAATACAGAGTCACAAGCAGTCGCTGTTCAAAAACAAAATGCAAAGAATGAAATGGATTTTCGTAGAATAGAAAAGTTGGATGAAGACTTTGAAGTTCCTGAAATGACAGCAAAAGAAGAAGATAAATTTATAACTGACATGGTTAATAGTATGCCTGATACTAATGAAGATGGTAGTACTAACTTAATGAAGAAGTTCTTGAATATAACAGGCAGTCCGGGTTATAAAGTATTGAATGCTTTAGGCTATGGTATGAATTATCTAGGTGCTAGTTACCAAGATGTTATAGAGAAGGTAGCTAAAGAAACCCAAGAAGCGTTCCCTGATGCTTATGATAGTGCAATAGGAATAAACCCTAAAGACTTTGCTTCAAAAATGGGTAGAGGTACTATGGCAGGTATAGAGTTTTTGGAAACTGTGCCTGTCTTAGGTAATGTGGTAAAATTTCCTACTGCTAGTGCACGTATTTCTAGGAGGTTGAGTGCAGAACTAGCCAAGAAAAAAGAAAAGGCAGTAAAGGATTGGAATAGAAGACTTAACGTACAGAAGATGAAGGGTGCTACAGCACAACAATTAAAGGAGAAACAGGATGAAGCTAGTAAAGTGGCTAATCAAAATAAAGAAATTGCTAATCAACTTATTACTGAGTTTGAAAAAAGCACTGGTAAAACTATATCAAAGACTAGTAAAACTGGTCAAAAAACCTTAGACTATAATTTAGCTAGAGAAGCAGGTATAGACACTGCTGTAGATATAACTGAATCTAAAGGAGCTAGTCTATCAGACAAAGTTCTAGAGGAGGTTACAGGAAGTGCAAAGATAAGCGATGATGCTAGACTATTTGGTCAAGGTGACACGCTTCTGCAACCTATATTAAAACCAGAAAAGTTTGATGGTATTGTTGCAGTAGCTAGTGATTTAAAGAAAGCTAATCCTGAAGCGTTTAAAAATAATAAAACAATTATTGATAACCTGTTCGAGCTAACTGTAAACAAACAGTTAATAGCAGGTGACAAACTCATAGATATGTTAAATAAATATGATGTATCTTTTGAAGACTATGTACTAACTGTTGTTGGTTCAGGTTCAACAGCGGGTAAAGTATTAAATAAATTATCTCAAATAAAAAGAGCAAGACCCGTAAATGAAATGGTAGCTTTGCAACAAGCTGCTACATTAAAGAATCAAGATGTTATACGTAATACTATTATGCGTGTTGAGAATATACGTAGAGGTGGGTTAGTATCACAAATAGCTACAGCATCTCGTAACTTAACATCAGCAGGTATAAGAGCACCTATGGAAGGTTTGGGTAATGTAGTAGACACTGCTTTGTATAATTTATCTAATGAGGGTGTTTTATCAGGAGCAAAAAGCTTATTATCTCCTAATAACTGGAGAGATAGTTTTAGACATATGAGATATATGTTTGAGAACCCAAAAGAAACTAAAGAAGTTGTAGATTTTATATTAGATAGACCTGAGTTAGCAGGACAATCAGATTTATTATTTAATAATATAAATGAAATTATGATAGCTACAGGTCGTGGCAGAGGTGGTGTATTAGATAAAGTTCTTACTGAAGGTGAAGATGCTGTTCAAGCTTTAAATATACCTAACAGGTGGCAAGAATTTTTAGTTAGACGAGGTGCTTTCTTAGGTGAGCTAGAAAGACTTACTAAAAGAGAGTATGGAATAGACTTAATTGATACCCTCAATGATGGAAAGATACGTGACTTACTAAATGATGCTTCCTCTGTGAGACCTTCAGGTGCTAAGTCTTTTACTGAGATAGTTGCAGATGCTACCAATAAAGCATTAGATGTTACTTATGCCAAACAACCTGATATACCTGTATTTAGGTCTACCTCAAATTTTATTGTGCGTAATGGTTTAACTGTTGTTCTTCCTTTCCCACGCTTTATGTTTAATAGTATGGAACTGATGGGTCAATATGGTGGGGGTTCACTTTTACCTCTATCACGTAAAATAGCTAATATAGTTACGTTAGGCAAAGTAGGTAAAGGAAAATTAACTCCGAAAGATAGACAAAGAATATCACGTAATTTAGTTGGGATAGCAGTTGCTGGTGCGGCTTATCAATATAGAACATCGGATGATGCTCCCGCAGACTACAAAGAAATGAAAGTTGATGATGATACTGTAGCAAATATAACTCCACAATTTCCTATGAGACAGTTCTTATATTTAGGAGAAGCTGTAAAGCAAATGAAGAATGGAACTTTTTATGACTTCTTTGATGCAAGAGAGTTCGTTGAGACTTTTGCAGGTACTAACTTTAGAACAGGTGTTGGTCAAAGTGTATTTCAAGATATATCTGATATTATATCTAGTTCTGATTTAACAGATAAAGAAGCAGGTGCTAAAGCATTAGCTAGACCTCTAGGAGAATACTTATCTAGTTGGCTTGTTCCTTTTGCTCAAGTAATAGAGGCACAAAGGGCATCAGGAAATAGGGGGTTAACTTATAAAGATTTGCAAGAAGACCCTGACTTAAACTTTGGCACTACTTTTATGAAAGAACTTGGTAAACCTTTAAGGCAAAGAGGTTTTACTGTAACTCCTGAAGAAGAAGAGGTAGCTCCTAAAAAAGAATATTTATTTACTGAAGAAAGAAAAAGAGTAGCACCTTTATCTAGGTTATTTTTAGGTGTTAATTTGACTACAAAGGATAGTTTGGAAGGAGAGTATTTAAAAAAATTAGGCTTTAATGAATATGATTTAGGCAGTAAGTCTAAAGTACCTACTGTAAAACGATTTGAAAATAAAATTCTTAGAGAAGCCTTGCCTGAAATAGTAAGGGCAGTAAAGATAAGAGAAAACATTGTAAGAGAAGAATATATAAATTCTCCTAAGTCAGTTAAAGATAAGTTTTCTGAACAAGATTACGTAAATTCAGATATAAAACCTCTTATAAAAGCACGTTTAAATAAAGTAAGGACAGGTTTATCCGATATAAAAACAGGACAATCTAGTAATTATATAAAAGCACTAGTAGAGTTTAGAAAATTACCCAAAGACTTTCGCAGAAGAGCCATGACAAAATATGTAGACTTAAATAATAAAGAGCCTGATGCTTCTAATGCAAAAGATTTAGCTACCCTAACTACGATAGGTAAAACTTTTAGAAAAGCTTTTAATAAGTAATTAGGCAGGTGCAATATCCTGCCCATTACTGTTACCTATCATCTCCTGAACCTGATAATGTTCCACGTTCCTTTCTGCTATGTAACTTCTTCAAGTTTTCTTTCATAATCTCATTCAATGGAACACCTACCTCTTTAGCCATCATAGCACAATACCAAAGTACGTCACCTATCTCTGATGAGATGGCAATCTTTTTTAGCTCATAGCCTTCCATATCCGCACCATCACGTATAAGTTTCTTTACTTTACCTGCTACTTCCCCTGCTTCACTTGTTAACCCTAGAGCTAAATACTCTAGGGCTTTGTCTTTAGGGAAGATGGCTGTTTGTCCTGCTTTCATTTCATAGAACTCAGCAGTCATTACTTCTGCTATGACCAACTTATCTTTCATGTATCTGTTCGCTTCTTCTTCTAGCTTCATCTCTTTTGACCCTTTCTAATCGTTGAAAGTAGGATACATTAAACCCCCTATCCCACTCTCTTGCTTGCATCGTATTGGGGTGATATGGATTAAGTGTCTTGCCTCTTTTAAAATCATTCAGACCTCTACTAAATTGTATTTTTAGAGGTGCATCATATTTACTTAGATTTGGATTTCTCTTTCTCTTGTTGTTGATTCTCAATTGCATTCTCTTTACTCCTTTCAAAGTATTTTACTAGTACGTTAATTCTTCCATCAAGATGCTCTAGTGCAGACATCTCTTTCTCAATAGTGTCTATTACGGTTGCACGGTCTCGTGCACCAACAGGGTTCTCTAACATCACTTCTATGTTAGCTATATGAGCATTCATCTGCCCTATCATCTTAGTTTTGATTGCGTTTAATATCATGTCTCTCATGTTGTTGCTTCTCCTTCCTTGAATGCTTTAATAACATCAGATGAAAATAATTTTTGTAAATTAAGTAGGTACATTCTAGATGCGTTATTATCGCCACCTGAGACAGACCTTTTATAATCTAAGTTCTTTATTATTTTCTTTAAACTCTCTGTATTAAATACTAATGTACAGAAAGTATCTTCTCCTACACACAAATTATGAAACCAATAGTCAGATTCAGTTGCATCTATTCCACTTGGCTTACCATAAGATTGGTACTCAATGGCAATGTTACCTGTACGTTGCCACATATCTCTTTCACTTTTAACTTCTATCTTTTTATCTTGTAACATATCAGCTACTAGCTGTTCTCTTACCTGTCCATACTCTAGGTCTATATCAAACTTCTTTCTGTTCTCTTTACTTGGTGCTAGGTTTTCCATGTGTAACTCCTTTTCTCTTAGGTTTAAGATGTAATAGTTCCCTTATGTGTAGCTTCCTACCTTTAAAGAACACGATTAAGTTTATAGTTGTATTGATGGAAATGGCGATAAGTAACCACCATTGCCACCATAATAACTCAGCAGATTCTAACATTAATTAGATGTCAAGTCAACTACTTCACAGGCATCTGCTGTGCAAGCTAGTTCTCTACCACCTGATGTAGTGTCTTCCTTCTCATAGTCTGCTAACTTAGACCAATCAATTGACTCAGGCATCTCTTGTGACAAGGCATAATACTTTGCTTCATCTATATCTTGGTAAGGTGCTTGAGCATATGTGTGGTCACTGAATGGTAAGAAGGATATACCTGATACTTCATCAAAGTTCTTGTACACCCATGCTCCCTACATCCATCCACTCATCTTCCTTGACAGACACAGTAACAGAAGGCTTGTGCTCACACCAATGTCTTTGGAACATGAGCCAATACTCTAGCTGTTCAATAGCTGACATCTGTGTTCTAGTGACTGCACCTTCAGGTGACTTCATTGGAAAGCTGAACACAGTAGTGCTATCAGGTTTCATAACACAAGGCTCGTTTGGTATACCACTCTCCTTCATAAACTGTGTCAATGGGTCTTTGTTATCACCACGTACAGTTCTGATGTAGTAGTCATTGTGTCTAGCATGAATACCTGAAGCACTGTCAACTAATTGACTAACTGTACCACTTGGTTTTACACAAGTGATAGCAGTTGACTGTGGTATACCTAAGTCTTTAGCCATCTTCTTATTAGTTTCTACTGCCACTTCTCTTAGTATAGAGAGAACTTCTTCTGTCCATATATTATTATCTAGGATACCTGTTAGGGAAACTCCTAATAATCTTTCTTCTTCTGTATTATCCTTCCATATCTTACGTAAATACTTAAAGCTAGTAAGAGTAGATTGTAATGTACCTAATATAGTAGCCATACGTACTTTCTCTGTTAGAGATGCTAAGTCATCCGTAGCCCTACATACTACCTCAGTTAGGTTACAGAACTGATATGGTCTAAGTATGATTTCACTACAGGGATTGCAACCAAACTCGTGTTCAATCTCTCGTCTACCATTCTCAGATGCCTTAACTTTGGCTGCTTGTCTGTTGAAGATACCACGTTCACCTGACTTAGATTCATATAATGATGTCCACTCTCGCATGAATGTACCCATCTCAGGCTTACCTTTAAATGCTACAGAGTTATTGGCTAGTGCTCTCTGCCCTTCATTCTCCCACCATTGACCTGACTTGGCGTGTCTCATTTGGTCATCACCTAAGTTAGATAGAGATATAAGAGCAGACCTACGTACTCCACCAACAACTACAACCTCACCTATCTTGCACATAAGGTCGTGGCACTCAATAGGAAATAGTCTTCTACCTTTAGCACCTTCAAACTTCTGTATGCAGAATTGAAACAGCTCAACTAAAGGTGCAGGTCCTGATGCCCTACCGCCAAATGTTTTTAGCCTAGCACCTGCAGGTCTTACCTCAGATACATCCCATGTAGGAACTTGTCCTGCATATAATAAAGATATTAACTCTCGTAATGCACGTGCCCAACCGGGTCTACTATCAGCTACTTTTATTATTGTAGATGACTTCTCAAAATGCTCATTGACTACAGGTAGTTTGTCTACACTTTCTCTTTCAACAGAGAAACCTACACCTGTACCACACATTAAAATGTACATACATTCATCAAATGAACGTGGACTATCTACAGGTATGTAGCTACAGTTATAACCACCCACGTGACACCTGTCTAGAGCTGGTCCTGCAGTCATTAAGGCTCTCATGCTAGGCATCACACCTAAACTCATTATCTGCTCTGTAAGCTTATCTTTTAAAGCTTTAGTAATAGTGTACGAATAGTTCTTCTTAAGGTGGTCAGACATGTAATTAAAGTATCTGTCTACTGTCTCACCCCAATTCTCTCTCCTCTGTTCATCTTCCTTCCATCTTGCATAGCGAGAGAGTGCTATGAAGTTTTGGTAGTCCGTTGGTAAATAGTTTTGTATCATGTTTATTACTCCGTTATTGTTTTTATGTTCTTAATTTTAGTTCCTTCTACATCATAGAAGTATTCTTGTATGCCTTCTTCTATTTCTATTCCTACATTCTCATCAGCAGGTATAGGGTACTCTTCAGGGTCTATCTCCAATGTAAGAAATACTTTAACTTTTATCATCGTAGACCTCAATAAGTTTATTTAGATACCATTGTGCTTTCCTTAAGTCTTCTACACCATTCTTGTATCTAAATCTCCATAGGTACTTAACTATGTTACCTTGTAAATAATAGTCAAACCCATCCACTAACATAGCTTCTAAGGCATCAATGGTTTCAATACCTGCTTTGTTATAATGGACAGGACTATTAACCATGTCCTGTTTTGTATGCTCTACTTCTTTAAGTTTTCTTGCCATATAATCTGTATACCTTTCCATTATGCATTGCCTTCAGTGTCCGAATCAATAGTTATATGTATAACATTATCTTTGACACCAACTATGTTAGCTTTTGGTTTGTTCTTTTCTTTTATCATATCATGGTAGTCTTTGTCAACAACCTTTTCTATAAAATCATTTATGTCATCACGAAGTTCGTTGTCATCTTCTGTCAAAGGAACTATTGCACACATCATCTTGCACAAATGTAACACTTGATAATAATCGTCATCGTTCATTTTATTATCAGGGTCTGTTATTATTCCTATGTCAACAGCACCAGTCCATTCGTGCCTTCTGTTAAGGCTAGGTCTTACTCGTATAATAAAGTCTTTTCTTAATAGTCTTGCTCTTACCCTTCGTTTTTTTCTAGGTGTCTTATCCATAATCTATCTCCTTTTTATCTTTGTACCCTTAAACTTTATGAAGGTAGGGTGCTTATTCTTACCCTTCTCTTTTAACCATTCTTCAGGAATAATCCTGTCATAGTATCTAAAGCCATGTTTCATGCACCACTGTGCATACGTTGACTTAGCACCCTTGCTTAGTTTACTTCTACTGTTTGTAAATACAAATCGTATATCTAGATTAGGATGTTGTTTCTTTATACATAAATGTTTCTTTCTGTCAGCTGCTAAGAATCTTCCTTTGGTTTCTATTATAATACCATTGTTTAATATAAAGTCAGGGGTATAGGTTCTGTAGGTTAAATCTTCCCACTCTATCTTAATAGATTCATAATCATACTTGTGCTTATGTTCCTTTAAGTATAAGGAGAGGGCATGCTCTAACCCACTCCTATACCCATATTTTATAGCTTCTCTACGAACACTATGAGGTGACATTTAATTCAACATAGTTTACTAACTTAGGGAACTGTGCCTTAGATTTAACTGAAGGTAACTCTTTCAAGTTATCCCAACAAGAGTGTTTGTAGTTACAAAAACTGCAACTAACTCCTAGTATCTTGTTGCCTGTAGGTTTACCCCTAAAGGTTTCCTCAACAGGTTCAAAGCAACGTGCAAACTTATTATGCTTTACAGTCTCCACTGTTGCTTCCATCTTCTTCATCTCATAGTCTGCATCAGCATTTTGTGCTGATACATATTTAAATGCACCATTAGCTTTATTGATTACCCACCAACCACCAATCTTTTTCTTGGCTGCTTTTGCATAACCTACAAGCTGACTGACGTAGCCAAAGGGGTCACCCTCACTCAATGTCTCAAAGGACTCAAACTTATTATCGTATGACCAAGCAGATGCAGACTTAACATCGTCAACTGCACCATCTATAACTAAGTCATACGTGCCTGATACCTTTGTGTCTCCTATATTTAAGGATACATTCTCAGGTTCTTCATACTTGACACCTGCACTCTTGAGTATACCCTTGAAGACTGCTTCAACTATATCGCCTAACATCATGTTCATCATAAAGTTATTTGGTTTAGCTGAAGCAACTTCAGGTTTATTCTTCTCAAACCACAATTGACAAGTAGGTCTACCTAAGTTGGACATACGTAAAGTGAAGTCACCCCTTTTGTTATCCCCACCAAACTGCTTTCGCAGGGCATCCATAACGTCATTGCCCTACCTGTTGAATTACTTCTTCAGACATAGCAGACTTACCATTGACAGCATCAGACATGTACTGATGTACTGCGAGTTCAGCAGGATGGTTCATTATGCTACTTCTTCTGCATCAATGTCTACAAAGTCCTCGACTGTACTCATGTCTTCATCCTTCATATCTCTGTTTGCATTCTCACTCCAAGCATTTATTATATACTCATTGTAATTCTGCACCCAAGCTACGAAGTCAGCGAACCTTGTCTGCTCTGCATCGCTTAAGTCTAATACAGATGTAACATCAAGAGATGTGACAGGTAGATAGAAGCTATTACCATTAGGTAACTTTCTCTCTTCTGTATTCGCTGTAACGATATGTTGTACAGGCAGTCTCTTCATCTTGGCGAGTTGAGAAAAGATAGCACCTACACTTTTAAAGGCATCCCTATTCTCTACTTCCCATATGAAAGGAAGACTGTCTACTTCTACAGGATTACCTGCACTATCTGTTGGATTGATTAATTCAATCGTGCCAAACACTGCACGTACTCTTTTAATCTGTCTGATTAAATCCTGCATCTTCTCAGGCAATGCCTTGAAGTCCTTAATCCAACCTGATGGTTTACCACAGTTGAAGCCACCATCATTATCTTTTAAATCTATATTGAGATTGTCTCCCATGATAGTTTTAATGTAACGATTAGGTTTATCACCTGTGCCCATGACGAATCTTTTATACATGAATCTCTGCATGTAAGGTCTTATCTTAGCTGAAGTAGCAAAGTAAGTATCTCCGTCAGGTATCTCAAGTTTGTAAGTACCACCCTCAACTACTTCGACTTTAGTCATCTTACCCTTAACCTCTTCTTCTCCCATGATAGGAGTGTGGTTAATTCGTAGCCTTGCTAGAGTACTCACTTGCTTCTTCTCAGAAGTGCTTTCACCTGACATGCCCATGACTTTAGCCATCGCTGAATAGTTGTCCTTATCAATTGTTATTACTTCATTTGTCATATATATATTTCCTTTCTCTAGTTGTTAAAGTCTTATAGTTATATCAGCTAACATCTTTAGTGTCAAGCCAATTGTTTCCTATTTTTGCTTCTAATAATAATGGTACATTAAATGATATACCAAAGTGGGTTTCAATCAAACTATTCATCTGTGAATTGACATGTGTTATGATATCAAGTACCTGTCTTTCTTCACTAGGATGAACGTCAATTACAATAGAATCGTGTACACTATTTACTACACAACTTTGTATAGGTTTAAGTAACTCATCTATCTTTAGTAGAATCAATGGAACTATATCAGCAGTAGCAAATGACTGAACAGGATAGTTCTTTATCTGTGTAAAGTGCGATACACTTCCATTTCTTCTTCTCTTTACATCAGGAAAAGAAAACTCTCTACCTGATGGTGTCTTTATCTTGCCTGTGTTTACAGCTTCTTTAGCCAATCGGGAATGCCATGACTTGATGCCTTTGTACTTCTCTGTGAAGTGGGAGTAGTACTCAGCTTCTGCTTTAGTTCTTCCAAATCCTGTTGCTCCATATAGCGGTGCAAACGTGTGTGCCTTCGCATCTTGGCGAGTAGTAGGTTGACCTGCATCTGTAATAACTTTAGACGTATACGAGTGAACATCGAACCCTGTAGAAACTTCATTTATAGCTACCTCATCTTGTGATAAGAAGGCAGATACTCTGAACTCTAACTGTGCAAAGTCAGCTTCAAGTATCTTGCCTTCATTCCAACGTGACACAAACACCTTCTTCACAGGAAACGTACCGCCACGTGGCATGTTCTGCATATTAGGGTCAGCACCACTAAACCTACCTGTTGAAGTTCTGTGTTGTAATAATCTCACATGAAGCTTTCCATCAGGCTTTAGGTATGTATTAATACCATCAACGAATGATGATAAGTATGTCTCAACTGCACTCAATCTACGTACATCATGTAAGAACTTCTCAGCTTCTTTCATGCCACGTTGTCTTGCTACACCTTCTAGTAACTCTAGTTGTGTCTTGCTAGTTGAGAACCCATTAGCACTTATCCATTTAGGATTAGGTGCATTAAACTTTAATCCCGCCACACTGTCCACAATATCAGTAAAAGTATGAGCATCCCCATTACAATTCTTACATTTGGTAGGGTTGGCATAAGGTGTTCCATCTTTCTTTACCTTTCTAATTTCTCCCCATCCATTACACTCAACGCAAGTAGATGCACGTTGCTTGTAAAGAACTTTAGAGTGTTGTTTAATATTTGTACGAAACATTGAGTCACTCATGTATGGCTCAAAGTTATTTGCCCACATAGCTTTATCATGTGGCTTTCTACTGTAGATGACCCAAGATAATTGCTCAGGACTATTAAGATTGATACGTATATCTCCCATGAGTTTACTCACTTGCTCATTCAAAGATGCTCTCAAGTCTTTTCGTTCCTGTTCAAACTCTTTTCTAACACTATCCAATGCAGTTATATCTACAGTAAATCCTCTTTGATATATCCTAGCTAGTGTAACTGCTACTCTATTCGTTAAGGACTACAGTAGTCATCAGTCCGCCATACTCACTAGAGTTTAGCTTTTTATATATCTCATTGCTTAACTCTTGTGTAGCATGTAAGTCAGCAGATAGATACTCTGATAATTCATCAGCAGGTATCTCATCTACACCAAGACCTTTCTTGAAATACTCTTTTAATGTATCTTGCTTCTTAGTATTCAAGTTATATCTTTCTGCACATGCTTCAAGAGAGAGTGGTTGTTTCTGTCCACGTTGTAAGACATACTCACCTAACATTGTATCAAACACAGAGCCATCATACTTGAATCCACATTCCCATATCCACATCAAGTCATGTACAATATTGTGACCAATGAGAATAGTTGCTTCATCTAACAACTCTTGTAAGCCATCATAGTTATCTCTGAATAAATACTCCTTACCTGTATCTGTTAAGCAACCTACCATCACTAGCTTGTTGTCTTTCTCGAATGGGTCTAGGTGTAACTTACCATCTCTATGTGTTACTGTATTCTCTACGTCTAATGTTAGCTTCATGCTTCGTACCTCGCTGTTCTGTAATTCAATTCACAGTGTACACTACCATGCCAACCTGTCAACTTATTTTTAACTACATTTAAATGTCGTTGTGTATCTTCTTCATCTTGCCCTTCTACCTGTGGGTTCTTAGCAATCAGTATCATCAAGTCAGCTTCCGCTGCCTTACCTGTACGTGACCCTTCCATCATGGCTTGGTTCAGTATAACTTTACCTTCAGCTTCAGCAGATAACTGTGACATGTAAAAGACTGCACACTCATGTTGTTTAGCTATTTGTCTAGCGTATACTGCATTTGCTTTTAGTGCTTCATCCTGCCTAGCAAAGCCACCTGTACGTGCAAACTTATCTCCCATATCCAAGAGTACTACATCAGGTTTGTATGCTTTACATATGCTCTCAACCCATGCCATATCTCTACCTGTCGCATCCTTAATCTTGATTCTATCTTTGACAGGTGCATACAAGTCACGTGCTTTAGCAGGGTTAGCTTTTATCTCTCGCATTTCCATACCTGTCGATGCAGTCAAGTATCTTGCACCTACTCTGTGATATCCTTCTTCGTTACATAGGATAATGCAGTTAGCACCTTGATGTGCAAAACCATTTGGACTAGCAATCAGACTAGCATGGAAAGATGTCTTACCTGTATTAGGTCTAGCACCTATCTCAATCAAGTGTCCTGCATTCACACCTTCTACCTTACGTGTAAGACTAGGTATGTTGAATGTCCATCTAGCTTCTAAAGTCATTCTTAGCTAGTAGAGTATCTAAGTCAATGTCATCCCACTCTATGCTAAGATTAGGTGTAAAGTCATCCCCATAATGCTCAAGTATATTACGAAGAGGTTCAAGAGAGGACTTAGCACCATTAACATAATCAAAACCAAGATTAGCAATGTCTTCGCCAACAACTTGCTGAAATAGTTTTGACAATACTTCTTGTGCGATATCTGTTCCAAGTGGTTGCTCCTTCTTTATCTGATGAAACAAACTAGAGTATGCTTGCTTCTGTGCAGTAGTCATTGATGGATTGTTGGACATGAACAATGCTTCAATCTCATCAGGTGTTACTGTTCTTTCATACGTATCCATAGCTTTATCTATGGCACTCTTTATCTGACGTACATCTTTGCTGAATAATCTGTCAGGACATTTAGCACCTCTGTGGTCATCGTAGAATGTTTTGTCCATAAGACTTCTTATTAATGATAGTTCCATGTTGGTCTCCTTCTATTGTTGTTGTTGGGTTAGGTTGTTTAAATTCTCTATGTCTATTGTATTACGATATTTCAAGTCATCTGTCAATCGAAGAACTTTAATATCATTAACGTATCCTCGTAACTCTTTTGCAAAGGCTAGTGTTTTTGGCAATGCATCAGGGTCTAGTGCAATAATTGCTGTTGAGAACTGTGAGAGATACTGCTTATGTGATTCTGATAATGACGTACCCAACACAGCTAACCCAACATATACATCATTGCCTACAACTGAAGCACTCACACAATCCTCAACAACTACTGCTACCTTACCACATCCGTATGTATAAGGTAGACTATTCTTTCCATATCGTTTCCACTTAGGTAGTCTATTTGTGACTGACCTACCTACTGCATCCACAGTAGTGCCATTACTTTTAACTAGGAACACGACACGTTTTTCTTTTACATCATAGTGTAGGTCAAGCTCATCTGCATCTAACTTCCATTGTTTGCAGAAGTCTATGACCTCTTCTCTATCTCCATGTGGTACTACGAAGTCAGGTAGATTAAACTCAATCTCTCCTGTGTCCATCACATCAGGTGTGATAGCATCACGTATGTCTTGTACTGACAGGTGTACTCTGTGTCCACCTTTAGTCTCACATGTAGCTTTGTAACAATTCCAAATCACTTTACCTTTGTTGTTTGTTACAGTAAATGTTTTGTATCCTTTACAAACAGGACAGTTGATTCTTTTTGTCATACCATTAGGTACATCTAACTCTTTTATTATTTCATTCATATTATACATTATATATCACTTTCCTTGTCGGCATTTACTTGCTTATACCATGGGTTTTACGTAGTGTCAATGCATTATTTGCAGATTCATACGTATTTTTCATGTAAGGTTTAACAGATTGAGGGTTAGCATGCCCTGTGACAGACATAATTTGACCCATTGGCACTCCTGCTTCCACCATTTCTGTTGTACCTGTCCTTCTTAAGTCCATCATACGTAAGTCACTAGGTAATTTAGCCATGTCCATCAGTCTTCTGCCTACTTTTGACAGTCTTACTAAGGTATAAGGCTTGTATTCCCCACGTACAGGTCGATAATGTGGGGTCACATAGGGTTGAAAACCATATTCTTCCTTCTGCTGAACTAACATTTCTAATAAGTCAAGTGAAATTGGTAGGTGTACTACACTTCTTCTCTTGGACTGTTGCAAATTTAGCACACTTTTATCAAAATCTATACTTGAGAACTGCAATAATCGCATATCTCCTATACGTTGACACCATTCATATGCCATTTGTACTATCAAACCTACATTTCTGTACTTAAAATCACTATAAGCTACGTCTAAAAACTGTATCACTTGTTCTTGTGTCCACACAGTACGTCTAACATGTGTAGATTTACGTTTGAAAGTGGAGAAAGGGTTGCTCTCAGCATATCCCATCTCCATTCCATACGAATAAACCTTACGTGCTACTGATGTAACAGCGTTAGCCAAGTACACGCCACGCCCAAGCCATACTTCGTATGCTCTGCGTGCTATCGCACCTGACAATTTCGTAAGGTTCAAGGCTGCCAAAGTTTTGCCATCAACTTTTGT